TGGGGCGCCGAACAGCCTGACGACCACCACAAAGACGGGCTGCGCATTGTGACCAACAAAGACGTTGTTTCCCTGGTCGATAGCATCCGACCGAAAGTCGATGACGCTGGCCTATTTATGGAGCGCAAGATTACATTGAACGTTCCCGGTGTGCCCGTGCCGATTATCGGCTACATTGACATCATGACAGCCGACGGCGTGCCGGGAGATTTCAAAACCGCGTCGATGGCATGGACTGACCAAAAGGCCAAAGAAGAGTTACAGCCCGTGTTTTATCTTGCAGCGCTGAATCAACTGGGGATCACCGTTCCCCGGCTGGCGTTTCGCCACTACGTGATCACCAAAGCCAAAACACCCAAAGTGCAAGTCATCGAGCACCATCATACCTGGAATGAAATCTTTTGGCTATTTGAGTTGATTAAATCCGTGTGGCGCGGGATTGAACAGGAAGTCTACCCGCTGAATCCCGGCGCCTGGTTGTGTTCGCCCAAGTATTGTAGTTTCTGGGGAAACTGTCGAGGAAGGGGGATGTAATCATGGAAATGAAATTGATCGAAGCGCGCTACGTGGGGCGCTGCAAAGTCCGCCCAGACAGCACAGAAACCGCGTTCGCCTATGTCAACGGCACTTGGTCTGTGGCTATCACCAAACAAGCGCTGTGTCAGTGGTTTGGCGTCTCTATGCGCCCAGGCGAGGAACCAACGCTCTATGGCACGCTGGCAATTGCGCAGACCGCCACAACCGAAGAGATTAAAAAAGCTTACAAGCGTATGGCGATGCAATGGCACCCCGACCGCTGCCGGGAGCCAGACGCTCGCAAACAGTTTGACGCAATCAAACACGCCTATGACATTCTGTCCACAAAGCGCGCCAAGTATGACGCAGGTCTAGCGCTGCAAGCATCCCTAAAGAACAATGTCGAACTGTTTAACGGTGCAAGCGCTGATGATAAGTTTGGCTATCGGTCGCCGCTGCGCTGTGGCCTGATTTTGGGCAAAGGCGAAAGCCGAAAAGGTAAGTTTGTCATTGCCGAGATTCTTGGCTGGCAGGATATTGTCAACGAGTACGGGCAAACGTTGGTGGCGTCATGGATTTATGGTGAGGATGCGCCAAGAGAGGAATGGGTGATTTAATGGATGAAATGAAAAAATATATTGTTGCAGCCATGATTGTCGATGGCATCAAGTCAGCACATCGAATTGATATTAGCAATGATTTGCAAGCGTTGGCCAGAGTTATTGAAGAATCTGAAAAGGCGTTGATTCGTCACAGATTGGATAGAAATTCTATTCTGCATATCAATCTGCCGTTTATTTCATCTTATGAAGGTCGTTCCATTCACTTTGAAACTACAATCAATTTGATGAGCGTGGAAAAATCAATGATTCGTTGGGTAGAACGGGGTGTTTTATGAGATATGCTGACTTGCCTTTGCATCAAAACGACAAGGGGATTTGGTATTTTGAAGATTGGGAATTAGCGAAAACCCATGATCGTAAAGGCCCGGTTCGTCTCAAGTTAAATGATTTTGTAAACAAACATGAGTTGCGAGAATCACATAGCAATAAACATCCGTCATGGGTGGCAGTCTTACCCTTGGTCATTCAACGATCAATGAGATTGAAGTATACGAATGAATTTAGGCCAAAGGGTAACTTTGCTGACTTTCCACACGATCATCATTGGCTTTTCGTGAAAAACCGAAAGTATGTGTATGTCACACAGCCTTACGATGTCAGTCTTGGAAAGTATCAAGCAATTGAAAATACTTTTCGCCCACTCGGTTTGTTTGTCGATATATCTTACAAAGATGCTTGGTGGTGGCCCGGTGCTACACCATTGATTGTTATTTCTCAGTTTCCTATCAGCTTAACAAAGGAATGATATGAGATACCAACTACAGAAATCACAAACACAAGTGGTCAAAGGTTCCTTGTCTGATATTGCCAAACAGACCGGCACCAGCCTTGCAGAAACCTTCTTAAGCGCTGATGTCATTGTGTTGGTTGACACTTCGTCCAGTATGCAGGCTATGGACGCCCCAGGCGGCCAAACTCGCTACGACGCCGCCTGTACTGAACTCGCCAACCTGCAAGCCACGATCCCCGGCAAGGTGGCGGTGATTAGTTTCAGCGGCAATAGTCAAACCATGTTTTGCCCCAACGGTCAACCATTCAATCTTGAAGGTGGCACCGACCTCGCCGGGGCGCTCACTTTCGCCAAGGTTGCCGATGTTCCCGACATGCGCTTTGTCGTCATCAGCGACGGTCAGCCTGACAGCGAACGCGAAGCGCTTAAGGTAGCTGCCACTTACCTAAATCGCATTGACACAATCTTTGTTGGGCCAGAGGGTGCCCCCGGACGTACTTTTCTTGCCAAACTTGCCAGCGCTAAAAACGGTCAGGCTGTGACCGCGGATCGGGTTGCGCAGTTGGCGAGCAAAGTACAGTATCTACTTGCCGCATAGTTTCAATAGTCACCGGCCCCACTCCCTACACTATTCCCCGCCGGTGACACTCTATTTTTCTGGGGATAAAAAGAAATGGTTGACAATCGCTTTTATCAATTAGCTGCTCATCTTTGGAAAGGTGGGCAGTGCTCGTATTATTGGATTCCCGATGGCGACAGCGGGAAATTGACGTTCTGGTTTCCGTCGCAATCGCCCCGCGAGGTCAGCGACCTATGGACAGCAGTCAATGTTTATTTTGGCATTCATCCCAGCGCCGCGTCGAAGACAATGCAGCAGCGAGCACTTATTGAAGACATCGCAGCAGTGAATTGTCTATTCGCTGAATTTGATTTAGCACCGGGGCAACAGCCTGGTCACCTACTTGATTCTATTCTAACCCTGGATATTGTACCGTCTGTGATTGTCTTCAGCGGCGGTGGCTATCATTGTGTTCCACTTGATACTGAGATATTAACTTCTAATGGCTGGAGAAAGTGGAACGAAGTTAATGCAGGTGACAATGTTGTTGGATACAATACCAACACTGAATCACTTGAGTTAACCACTATGACGGGCAAAATATTGAAGAGCGACGATGAATTGGTGCATGTTCACAATGGAAACTTTTCGGCCATTTGCACCCCGGATCATAGATGGGTTACGCATGTAAAAACGGGAAGACAAGGTACGAAGCTTGTCAAGAATCAATTGACAAAAGCTAGAGACATATCAAATCGTCGGCATAAGATTGTTGTCAGCGCTCCATTTGTCGAACAAAAAGACTGTTTGAATATCACCGAGATGGAATCTGAAGTTCTTGGATGGATCATCAGCGACGGGCGCATCTTGAGTTGCGACAGATTGGAGATAACTCAGAGTGAAAAGAAGTATGCCGACATTATTCGATCTTTACTGAATGGCATTCCACACAGTGAAGGATATTACCATAAAGATAAGCCAGATTTTGTTACCTGGCGGATCGGCAATGGTTGGGCTAGAGATTTATTAACGCGCTCTGGTTTAACATACGATTCTTTGAATAGTGAATCATGGAGTCAGTTTGTCATTAAGCTTTCACCTAGTTGTCGAAAAAGCTTTTTGAAAACTGCATTTTATGGCGACGGCACAATGAACAGGGGAACGCAATGCATGGTGCAAAAGATGGGAGATAGAGCAGACGCTCTTAATCTAGCCATTTTTCTTGATGGTAATGCGCCACGTATTTCAGGCAAAACCGCAAGTAGACCAGATAGTGATGTCAGAGTAACCAGATCCGGGCATGATTTTGCCACATGGAATATGAAAGTAGAACCGGCAGGACGAGGGGCTGTGTGGTGCCCAAAAACCGAGTTAGGCACATGGGTCATGCGACAAGGTGACACAATTACTATCACTGGTAATTGCTATTGGTTACTCGATCAGACCTACCACATTGACAGCCCAGAGGCCCGACAGCGGATTATAGATATTCAATACGCATGGGACGAGTACGTTACCGGTGACAACCACGTCAAGGATCTGGCGCGTGTACTGCGCATTCCCGGCACTTACAACCGCAAGCCAGAGTTTGCGCCCAACTATCCCCAGGCGCAGATCATCAAATTCGACATGGCCGCTCAGTATGAACTTGCCGATCTTGCGCAGGAAGTTGAAACCATTGTGGCGGCAACATCTGCCAAACGTACCGCTGTTGCGTCTGTGGATGTGGTGCCCGTCGAAATGGATGACAACACGATCCTTGATAAGATGCGGGAAAAAGATACCATTGCGGCGGCGCTATGGGATGGTGATATGTCGGCCTACAATGACGACCACAGTAACGCAGACCTAGCGCTATGCAGTAAGCTGGCGTTCTGGTTTGGTCGTGACCCGCTACGCATTGATCGGGTGTTTCGTGGTAGTGCTCTGTTTCGCCCGAAATGGCTGCGTGACGATTACCGCAATCGCACCATTGACAAGGCCATTGCAAGCTGTACCAATACCTATAGTGGTGGCACAAGTGACCCGACCAAGCTCCCCGGCGATCCGCTGGGCGTACTGGGCAATGTAATTACTTTCAATGGTAACGGCCACACGAACGGCAATCACGCGCCCACAAATGGCACAGTGCCGCCACAGATGCCCCCGCCGCCGGTAGTGCCACCAACACAGCCACAAACGCAAGGCCCGCAGTTGTCAGGCGCCACAATCAACGCTACCGACACAGGCAATGCGCGCCGGCTGGTTAAATTGTACGGCAATGACATTCGATATATTACCGAATGGGGCAAGTGGTTTATCTGGAACGGCCGCTACTGGGCAGAGGACAAGACACGACGGATCGAGTTCCTAGCCAAACAAGTTGTTACCGGCATGTATATCGAGGCAAGCATAGAACCAGATCCAGACAAGCGCCGATCCCTAGTTAAATGGGCCATGACTAGTGAAGGCCAAGCGCGCATAGAGGCAATGGTGCGAAGCGCTCAATCGGAGCCGGGAATCACCATCACACACGCCCAGCTTGACCGGGGCGCCTGGTTTCTCAACTGCAAAAATGGGATTGTGGATCTGCGCACGGGCAAGCTACACCCACACGAGAAAGACGCACTGCTGACCAAGTATGTGGACGTTGAATACCGCACTGACGTTGATTGTCCGATCTGGAAAGCCTTCCTGAATAAGATCATGGCGAATGACGCCGACATTATCCATTTCATTCAGCGCGCCGTCGGCTACACCTTGACGGGGAATGTATCGGAAAAATGTCTATTTTTTATGTATGGGCCAAAAGGTAACAACGGTAAATCAACGTTTGTGGAAGTGCTGCTCGCGCTGCTTGGTGAGTACTCCATCAAGTCGCCAATCGAAATGCTGATGGCACGCTACGGTAACCCCGGCATTCCGAATGATATTGCACAATTGCCGGGGCGCCGCTTCGTGGTCACCTCCGAAACCGAGCAAGGGCGCAAGCTCAATGAAACAATGGTTAAAGACCTAACCGGCATGGATACGATTACCGCTCGCTTTATGCGTCAAGAGTATTTCAGTTTTCAGCCTACACACAAGCTCTGGATTTACGGCAATCATAAGCCAGTGATCAAAGGCCGTGACGAAGCGATTTGGAACCGCATCCGGTTGATTCCATTTATGGTTCAGGTACCCAAAGCCGAACAAGATAAAGACCTGATCAATAAATTGATCGCAGAGCTACCGGGGATCTTTGCATGGGCCGTCGAGGGCTGCATGGAATGGAACCGTATCGGCTTATCTGAGCCGGCAAGCGTTGCGCAGGCGACCACAGCTTACAAGACCGAAATGGACAGTCTCGCGCTTTGGATTGAATCAAACTGCACTGTGGACATTCGCAAAATTGACCTCTTCAAAAACCTCTATCAAGACTATCTACAATGGAGTGCAGACCACGGCGAAAACACAATCAGCGGTCGGGAGTTTGGTCAGGCACTTGACGGGCTTGGCTATGTGGCCGCCAAGGGCGCCGGGAACAAAGCCATCCGCAAAGGTATCGTAACCAATACGCAAGACGCCATCAATTCCGCAAATAGCTTAGTAAATCCGTAAGTGTGAAAGCATAAAAACTTTCCACTTGCGGTTTTTTGCGTTCAAATTGATTTCTAAAATAGAAATTTCATAGTTGACAACGTTGCTAAAATAGGGTAAAATTTCTATAACAGCAACGATACATCGCACTCACGCACATTTCCAACCCTATAGCACGCCGGGAGCAGTAATCAAGTGTCAGGCCGAGGTCGGCTTGGTGAATCGCCCGAACGAGCGTGCAGCATTTTTGGGCCGATAGTTTAGCCGGGAGAACGGCGCTTTTGCACGGCGATGACACGGGTTCGACTCCCGTTCGGTCCACTTTTGAGGCGTCACTGTGGTGGGACACAGGCGGGCATTGACTCGGCTGATCACCGATAGCCCTGACAAGCGGTTCGACTCCGCAACGAGCGCACGGCTAGCGCCACCTAGGGAACTAGGTCGTCCGGTTCGATTCCGGCGCGCCTCACTGGCAACGAAGTTTTAGAAGAGAGGACAACAGTATGGACAAGCAAAAAGTATGGCCATGCAAGCATTGTGGCCGAGTGTTTGACAGCGCGGGCGAGTGGTGGAGTCATAACTGTGATGATGAGGACACCCAGCCGGTGACGGTTACACCAGCGCAACGTGACATGGTTGCCATTCCTAGCAATGCGCCACGCTGCCAGGTAGAAGAAAGCGGAGATATGTTATGGGCATAAATATCGAAATCCCCGACGGCGAATTGTTCCGTGGCCAGGCTGCCACGCTGTTGGTTGAGATGGCCCGCCGCTACATTCAGCCACGCCGGCGCATCATCGCCATTGGCCGCTGCCAGAACGGTGGCGCTTTCAAGGTGACGACACATCAAGCGCCGCCGGCAGATTTTGAGGCAGCCATTGCAGAGGTGTTGACGCCGGATCGGGTGCCGACGGTGCGCAACATGGCGGATTGTGAAGATGAGCACATTGGCGCAGAACTTTGTGAAGCGCCGTACAACTGGTAATTGCACAGGGCACCCCCGGCCTGACGAAAGGAGATAGACGCGTGCAACAAGAAATCAGCCAGATCCTAGCGCTTGCCGCAAAGCTGCGCACAGGATTGAACGATAGCCAGGCGCCCGAAAAGTTGCTTGCGGAGAAGTACGAACTGATTGCCGAGATTGAAGCGGGGAACAGTATTGCCGCACTAACGGAGGGTGCCGACATTGCGTATTTCGCTGTCAAGAGCATGGAATGGGCGGCTACACAATGCGGGATTGACATTGACACATTGCTACGCTTGGCGATTGCAAAGTATAGCCGTCGTGCCGGCCCTGGCAATCCGAAGGACAAGGAAGCGGAAGCAGCGGCGTGTGTGCGAGTATTGGAGGAGACACCATGACCACCGCCGTCAGCCCGCAGCCGCAACGCTGGCAAGGCTATTGGCTGTGGCTGAACACACTGTACACGACCAGCGAATTATGCCACCGCTTTGACTGGCAGTGGTACGAGGGGCACCGAGAAGCTTAGCGCATGGCGACAGGCTAAAGGCGAGCAGGATTGGCCACAGTATTACGTTGTGCCGACGAAATGCCAATCTACCAACCACGACCACAGCACATGTTACGGCGACCTCTGGCAATGCAGCGAGTGCTTACACTGGTATTGCTGCAACGAGGGGACCGACGGTGAAGACGCCGATTTGTGTGACGACTGTTGGGCGGAGAAACACAGCGAATAGAACAAGCTTGCTACCCTGCCCGCGTCAACCGGCACACAACCGGGTGCGGAGTTGGGGAGCACCGCAATGGGCGGCATGGTGGCAAGCTCCATAGAAAGCGAGAGAGACAATGACAGCAACAATCTATTACATTCGCTACGGCGAACAGAAAAGCTACACATGCCCACGTGCGCAAGTGGATGCTGAGATGATCGCCATGTTGCAGACACCAGGCGTGACGGATGCCTGGTACACACTGAACTGACAACACCAGCCACACACCGCCGCACGATTCGCATACCGACCACCACGGCATAGGGCAATGGTACGTAAAAACCTTCATAGATGTGTCGTGGTCAAACTGCAACGTGGACGGTAGCGGGCCTGCCCCGGCCCTCCTTTATCGTGTAGAGCCTGACCAGTGTGTAGCAGGGGACGACAACGGGACAACATCGCAGGGACTGACAGGCCGGCAGTGTGTGGATACAAATTGGCGGGTAGCTCAACAGGTAGAGTGATGCACCGAATAGGGCATTGGTTGCCGGTTCAACTCCGGCCCCGCCACATAGCCATGCGGAATCAATCAATCGCTGACTACGATCTCTGTGGCGAATTGATAAATAATCAATCCGCATGGCACGGCAACAACCAACCGAGCATAACGACGAAAGGAGATGTGGAGAGCGGATAACGCAGGTAGTTGATACGAGTGAGAGAAGCGATTTTGCAACCGGTGGCGGCTAGGGTGGGCCGATGCCGCCACCAAATCGAAAGAGAGAATTGAGTTATGGCAAAGACAACTAGCGAAGTGATCCAGTTACCAGAATTAAAGCAACGCCGGGTGATTATTCGTGTTCGTGGCACATCGTCACTGATTACACATCCGTTCGGCAAAAAGGCACTCAAGATGATTGAGGACAAGCAGCAAGGTAAGGCAAAGTCATCTAAACACGAAGTGCGTAACCCGGAGCAGGAATACGAGGATTCGCTATACATTCGTGAAGATGGAACATTCGGTTTTCCTGCCATCGGATTTAAGGCAGCGGTCGTAACAGCCGCCAACGATGCCGGGATTCAGAAAGTGTTGGCCCGCCGTGCGTTCCATGTGGTTGGCGGGGAGTTGGTCAAGATAGAAGGCGAGCCAACCATGCGCACGGATCGTGTCACCATCGGCATGGGGACAACTGATATTCGCTATCGTGCTGAGTTCAAAGAGTGGGCCGCCGATGTGCCTATTGTGTTTAATGAAGGAGTGATTTCCTTGGAGCAGTTGGTTAATCTTTTCAGCATTGCGGGCTTTGGTGTAGGCGTGGGCGAATGGCGGCCAGAGCGCGACGGCATTCACGGCACATGGGATGTAGCGGGGGTTGTCGGCTGATGAATACCTACTCCTGGAAATACAACATTCCCGCCAATGCGCAACGGGTCGGCAGTGAGTTGGAAGCCATCTACGAAGAGCATGGCAAGTTGACACCACCACTGATTGTGGAAGATGCCCGCAACGATGAACGGGAAACGCACAAGCTTATCGAATGGGACGAAGCGACCGCCGCCGAAAAATACCGGTTAGAGCAGGCCCGCTACATCATGCGTAACATCATCGTTGTGCAGTCAACGCCTAACCTGGAAGAGCCAAAGGAGGAGCAGAAGATCATCAAGTTTCGTGCCTTTGAAAACGTTGAGACGGAAGAGCAGGAACGCTACTTTATGCCCATGCAAGTGGCGGTTAGTCGGGAAGATACCCGCAACTACATGCTGAAACAGGCAATGATGGCGCTGCAATCTTTTCGCCAAAAGTACGGCATGATTACCGACCTTGCCGCCGTGATTGACGCCATTGACGCACTAGAGCAACAGTACACCGTCAAGCGAGCAGCATAGCAAGGCAGGCGTGGCTTGGCGCGGTTAGGTGAGGTATGGTTCGGCAGGGTAAGGCCGGGTAAGGCAGGTCACGGTGTGGCAGGTGAGGTAGGGTAAGGCGAGGCTCGGTGCGGTGCGGTCGGGTCAGGCATGACATGGTACGGCATGGCAGGCAGGGTTAGGCGCGGTTAGGCGTGGTACGGTCTAGTGTGGCAGGGTGCAGTGCGGCAAGGCATAGCAGGCGCGGTTCGTTTCGGCCTGGCATGGCAGGCGTGGTGAGGCATGGCTTGGCGTAGTGCGGCGTAGTGTGGCGGGGTTGGGCATGGCATGGCAGGCTTGGCGGGGTAAGGCGTGGTAGGGCTAGGCCCGGCAACGTGCGGTGCGGTGTCGTAGGCAAGGTCTGGTCGGGCATGGAGGCCGTGGCGTAGTAGGGTGGGGTTAGGTGAGGTAAGGTAAGGCGGGTCATGGCGTGGTTTGGTTATATAAGGAGGTGACAGTGGACACAACATGGTTTCTTGCGCTACTGGGGCTGGTTTGTTGCCTGGTAGCGCTGCGGTAGAGGGGAAGGGGAAAGCCTAAAGGGATTGTGTTGCACCAACAATCAATCACAAGAAAGGCTTTACACAATGTTAGTCAAAATTTTATTTGCGCAACCAGCACCGCCGCCACAGACACCCCCGCCGCCGGACAAAGATGACGGCCCATATCATGACCCGTGGGGCAAGAAAGGAAAGTAGGTGGCATATGTGGAAATTCATTTGCGGACTATTCCGGTGCCCCGGTTGCGGCACATATTACAACCCGACGTTTGGCAAGTGCCCCACCTGCGGGCAGTAGGTTAATCGCTTCGGGTGCTGGTAGCTGTGAACTATCGGCACCCTAGGGCAAAAGCAGAAAGAAAGGACAACGATATTGTACATGAAACGTCAACAACTTGCAATCATCGCCGCCGTCATTGCACTCGTTTATCTGTCTATCCTGTGGCCGCTGGAAGTTGGCGCGCAGGAAGTGCCACCGGAGACACCGCAGATCTCTGCGACATGGTTCGTGCCCACCCTGACGCCGTTCGAGCCGACCGATACGCCAGAGCCGGTGCCCACGCCGACGGTAACGCGCCGCCCAACGGCAACCCCATCTATGACGCCTACGCCGATTGTGATTCAGCCGCTGCCACAGCATTATGTGTGGTTGCCGATTGCGAGAAAGTAGGAACTATGATTGTCAACCCTCGCAAGGGCATGACCGTGCAGATTTGGTATAACAAACGGGTAGCGCCCACGATGCACTTGCACGGCAAGATCGGGACCGTGACCATCGTCAGCCGGGGCAAGCCTCGCAACCACGGTATTACCATTGATGGTCAGATGTGGGTTGTGCCCTGCGGAAATATTCGAGTGCCACCCACCGTGTAATGTAGTCCGGTCGCCGCCGCTGCTCACTGTGTGCATAACATCAGCAATCATCGAACCATCGTACCGAATCGCAGCTTCGACCATACATGCCACCGATGGCGGGCAGGTGGCGCAACATAGAAGGAAAACAAACATCATGGGATTAGATATTTATGTCCGGTGGGACGGTATGACAGATGAGGAGCAAAACGCTCAGTATACCGGCTATCGGGATTCGTGCGAGACTGGATACCTGCGTTTTAACTGGACGGGTGTAAAAGTTTGTCGTTGCATAGCTGACAAGACAGGCGCCCCCAACCCTATCCGACACCTGTTCTCAGAGTGGAACGGCAGCAACGGTGAAGAGCTATTTGTTGACGATGATGTGATGCGCCGCCTTTCCGATAACCGCACGCAGTTGGCCGAATGGCTGCGCAGTAGTATTCCGCAGGAAATCAGATTAGACGATTTCCCAGACGAGAATCCGGTCGGATTGCGCCAGTGGTTTGTCGGCAAGGTCCATGGCGCAATGACAATGATCAACTTTGTTGAATTAAACAAGGACAAGCCAAATTTGCGGATCGAATTCAACTAGGCAGCACGGAGAAGGGGAAGCCAACTCAGGAAATTTGTTTGCACCAACATTCAACAAACTGAGAAAGGCTTTTACAATGAGCAACAAGAGCAAAGACAACTACGACCACCTTGACAAAATCCTGCATGAAAGCCAGGAGAAACCCGGCGTTGGTGGCAAAGTGTGGATTGAATCGAAGTTCCACCCCGGCGGCGGGTACTGGGCAGAACCGAGTGAGGTTGGGTTAACGTGGGAATCATTGAAGGAAGTTGACAAGATCGAACGATATTTGCGGAGTTAGGAGTGAGAGCATGATTGATTTGAATCCAGGTGATTCAATAGTGCGAGCTATGGACGGATTAAAGCAGGGTGAATATTGGCGCAATGACGGCCATGTGACAGCGGTTAGTGATACGCAAATTGTCTGCACGGTCTTCGTAGACGTGCCTCGATCCATGACATTTGACAGAGTGACTGGCGTCAACGTGTACGGCAAGGAATACGGTTGGCTAGAATCAAAGTAATCGCTTTCGGGCGCTGACGACTGTGAATCATCAGCGCCCATCAGGCAAAGACAGAAGAAAGGACAGGTTTAGTGTATACGAGGAAAACTGATTTGTCAACGTACTTATGGTTTATCGCCGCCGTTGCACTGTTGGTGGCCATCGTCATGGTTGCCACAGTCGCCCGCGCACAGGATGACCCGATTATCTGTGTACCTGACCAACCGTGTATCGCACCGGCAGCGACCGCCGTCAATACGCCGACGGCAACGCCAGTCATGGCGCCGTCACCCGAAGCAACGCCGGTTATCGTGCGGCCGTTCCCGCTAGGTCCGTGCAAGCTTGCGCCGGGGTGCGCTCTGCTGCCACTGGTGGTGACGCCATGAACATTGATGAACTACTGCAACGTGAACTGAAGCCGCAATCATTCGACTGGTGGGGCAATTATTACGAGAACGTCGTGCCGGCACTGGTAGAAAAGCCGCTTGGCGACGGCGCGGCGCTGGTTGGTTTTTCGTCGGTTGACACACGGCCATATTACTGGCTGATACGAGCAGACAGCAGCACCACCACGATGGATGAGGACCAACTGCGTGACTATGTGGAGGCTCATGTCATCGATGCCATTGGCGAATGCTTCGGTGAATGCACTTGCACAGAGGATTGCGATTGCGCATGGCCAACGCTGATACTAGACAGCGGCGGATATAACTGGTGGGTGGTGACGCCATGAAACGACAGCAACAGGTACGCGACGCAATCGAAGTGCTGGCCACACGTCAGCAGATGCTTTGCGACTTCGCAAAACTAGCGCTAGGCCAACGTGACCGTGTGGCGGCAGAGATGCTAGTACATGACGCCATGTCGGTGGATGCGAAGATCCGGCACCAAATCAATCGGCTAGGGCCGGTGGAATTGATAGGACGTACCTAACACCCCCACGCGGTCGCCGCCGCCTGCACCGTAGCTGTGTTCTCCAACGCACACCGCAGGCAGCCACGCTTCGACCACAAGCGCCAACCGACGAAGGCGGGCAGTCGGTGGCAAGTAATCATGACAAGATGAAAGGATAAGGCCATGATTGACGAATTTGACACACTTTTGCGCAACAACTATTTTGATCCGCACTGGAAACCAGAAGCAAACTACAGCATGACAGCGCATATCAACGACCTATCACCGCACTACACCAACAGGCGATTCGCCAAGCCGCAGACGGTTTGGGGCGCCGAGGAACAAGGCATTAGCTACGATTACAGCGACCGTCTCTGGCAGTGGGACTACGATAAGGCGAAAGCGTCTGCTGAGCTAGCTAACCAAAGTGCGTCGCGTAATACAGCAAAGTGGTGCCAGCTATTTCTTGACCACTATTTCGGCAAGCCGACGCAACTGCGCCATATCATGGCGGGCTTTAATCTCAGCAATGGCTATCCTTATCAGATTTTTGGCTATCGCTTTGTGGAGGCGCAACCATGATCATACTACGTGTCAACGAAGGCGATCCGCTTCCCCTTGCTCGCCCCGGCTACGAACGGGTGCTGGTGGAGGAGTTCAGCGGATTACGTCACGCCGTGTTCATCCCCGCAGAATGCTGCGAGTTGCACCGTGGCCACAGCGACATTGGCAGCGCAATCAACTATATCAGGAGCAATGTGCCGGGGATGGCGATTAGAAAGGTAGAACTGATTTGAAGGCACTGACAATCAAACAGCCGTGGGCGTGGGCAATCACGCATGGCACCAAGCGCGTGGAAAACCGCACATGGAAACCACCGTTCCACATCATTGGGCAACGCATCGCCATTCACACCAGCGCACGAATCGAGAAAGCTGAATTGTTGGCATATAGCGAAATGGGCGCATGGCTGGAACCAACGGTGAACACGCTGCCCGTCGGTTGCATTATCGGCACGGCCATCGTCAAGGGTTACGTTGTAGTCAATGACATGGGCGGCGTAGAAGTGCAGACGAAAGGGGCGCAGGGTTATAGTCCCAACAAAGACCCGTGGTTCTGCGGTCCTGTCGGCTGGCTGCTGGACGATGTGCGCAAACTACCAGGGCCATTACCATGTAAAGGTGCGCTTGGCTTGTGGGATGTGCCAGACGCATGGGCGATGCATATTGAGGCGTAGCCATGAATAGATCAACCTACGACGCCAACGGCGAGCCAACCAACATTGAAGCCGCGGCGCTTGATGCTATCTAGTGGCTTGAGTTGATGCAACGGCTGATGGACAATGGCAAGCTGACCCTGTTGCAACACGCTGAGAACAGGCAGCGGCTTGGCACGGCAACGGAGAAACTAAAACAGATGGTAGAAAGGGAAACACAGTGCGACCAACTTGGGATGAACACTGGATGAACATGGCTGTAGGCGCCGCCGAGATGGGCACCTGTCCACGGGCGCAAGTCGGCTGTGTGTTGGTGCGTGACAACCGGATTATAGCCACAGGCCATAACGGGGCATTGGCCGGATTAAACCATTGCATTGACGTTGGGTGCATGATTGAAAATGATCACTGTGTCCGCGCCACCCATGCCGAACAAAACGCCGTTATCCAATGCGCGCTGCACGGCACAAGCAGCAGGGGCGCAACTTGTTTTACGACACATTTCCCCTGTGTGGCCTGCGCCAAGATATTGATCGGTGCCGGCGTTGATCGTGTGGTGTACCTGCACGATTACGCCAACGGGCGCGGTGATGAGTTTTTCAAATGGGCAAGAATTCAAATCGAACAATTGAAAGCAGGTGAGTAGTGTTAATGTTTCCTGATGATTTTGTGGCATCGTTTAACCTGATGTCGGCCAACATTCATAGCAATGCACGCAACCACGGCTGGTGGGAGACTGACCGCAACGACGGCGAAATGATTGCCTTAATGCATAGTGAACTCAGCGAGGCGCTAGAGGCGATTCGACACGGCAACCTACCCGATGACAAGTGCCCAGAGTTCAATGGCGCCGTGGTTGAATTCGCAGACACGATCATTCGTATCATGGATACCTGTCATGCCCGTGGATGGCCCCTGGCCGAAGCCATCCTTGCCAAGCACAAAATGAACGTCAACCGGCCATACAAGCATGGGGGAAAGGCGTTCTGATGAAGACGATCATTGCAGGTAGCCGCAATTGCAACCGTGGCGAGGTGTTCAAAGCAATTATAGAAAGTGGTATTCAGGGGGAAATCACGGAGGTGGTCAGCGGATGCGCCAAGGGCGCCGACAAGTACGGCGAACAATGGGCAGAATTGTTTCACGTTCCAGTCAAACGATTCCCGGCTAATTGGTGGAAGTATGGCAAAGCCGCCGGACCCATCCGTAATCGAGAAATGGCAGAATATGCGGAAGCGCTGATTGCCGTGTGCAAAAACCATAGTGCGGGCACAACGAACATGATCAACGAAGCCAAGAGTCGTGGATTAGTGGTCAAGGCTTTTTATTTAGATGAGGTGACAGCATGACCGACCTCACCACACTATCCGCCGACATCCACAACAACACGCTAGGCGCCTATCTCCGCAACCTGTGGGACGCACGCACCAACGGGCAGACACATGGCATCTGGCGGCCGGAACTGGGGCGATTTGTGACAATGGAGGAACTGAAACAAATGACAGAAAAAGAATTTCAACGACAACTCAGATTGCAACGCGCCAACGCCATCATCGGAACCATCTCGAATTGCGGGCGTCGCTTCTTTCGTCAGTCTATCGATGGGCGTGTGTCCAAGTTTGAGATAGCAGAGAATGGGCGCTTGTACTTTAGAGATAAACACAGTGATCGTCGCCTTCCATGCTCGCATACCAAGGGGCGTACATGGCAGCGTTATTTTAGCGAAGGCGGCACGCTAAAGAGCCTCATTGAATCGCTGGCGAATTACATCAAGAAAGATGAACCAATCAGCCCGTTCTTTTTTGGTCCGTGGTCGCCAACAACCTGCAATGGCGACCTGTGGGGATACGGTGATGATATGGCGAGAGTCAGAGATCACGCCAAGAGATTGGGCATAGTTACGGAGCAGCAACCATGACCACATCCCCGCACAACAGCCGCCGGCCCTGGGGTGGCGCTAGCCTAGCACGCAACGTCGAATCAGGGTATGAGCCACGGGCAAGCTTGTATGAACTGTTGCACCCCGAACAGTATCCAAAGGAGAAGCGGCGAGAGAAGCCACCATCCATCGAAGCGCGTCACGAGATGATCGCATCATACCTGCGAGCAAACGGCCCAGCCACGGCGCCGGCAATGGAAGCAGCGTTTGACCTGCGTCGTGACTGTATCGGCGGACTACTGCGCAAGGGTATCCCCGGCATTGTGGTCATTCGCCAAGAGAAGTCGGACCACACCCACCGCATGTGTGCCGTGTGGGCGCTACAGGATGTCCACACGGACGAGAACGACGAATAGACGTCAGTAAAAGAGGAGTTCCACACATGGCATTTCGTAACAAACAAATGACCATGCCATCCATTGACGACATCATTATGCAGATCATGGCAATGAGTGAAACGTTTTACGGCGGTGACTGGTCCATCGGTACAGACACCTGGAACAACTACCGGCCGCCGACATGGCCAACGGCAAAATACTTGTTGAAGTTCAATAACTACACTGAAGATAATGCCGGTTGGGACAAGATGCTAGACGATCACATCGGCATCGAACGCAAGTCGTTGACACAAATTAGGGTAGAGCAGCACGAAGCGCGCATGGCGCACCGTTGGCGACTGGAAGAAAAGAAGGACTACAGCGCATCGCCCGACGGCGCATACCTGGCGCTGATGTGTGACGGCTTCGCCATCTGCAAGCCGACGTATGAACGGACAGGGCGCATGATACTGAGATAGGAGAAACCACATGACTAATCTACCGGTCGGCAACATTGTCACCCTGTCAACCGACAACATAGGCAGGATCGCCGCCGAGATAGAACGCATTGTCGATAATGCCGGCAACAACGCAGCAGCGGCGCTATTGAAGTCGGAGGCACTTGAACAGGAGAACGAAGCCCTACGGCGCCAAGTGGCTCTACTCCGCCACGCACTGCGCACGCTCAGCGGCCAGGTACAGGCGGCCATGCCGACACTGACGGCGCTGGTGGAACAGCGCGACACGTTGGCGACGGCGTGGGCCCAGGCGGCAAAGGTGCTGCAAGAGACGGGGAAGTAGCAAAATAAAACGCCACCGTTGCTGGTGGCGTTTCTCACGTGGTCCACTCCAAAGCGAAGACGTAGACCGATAAGCCCTAGCGCATTGAAATTCCGGTTTGGCGACTGTAAGATTCCAAAGCACCATACTCCTATGGACATGCGAGACGCCGCACAACCGGCATGTCAAAATAGCTTGTGTAATCGGCTGCGCAACTGGATTGATTATACCACACCCCGCCGCCCCCGTCTAGCGCCCGCCCATCGGTGTGGCGCTTTTTATTTGCGCACAGGCATTTGTGAAATTTGTCACAATGCATGGCGATTAATGAATGATATTCAGAACTGGAAAACTCGTTGAAAATTGGTCATTTTGGGGGTTGACATATGGCACCATGTATGATACAATATATGCACGGACGAAAAGTAAAACAATCACACGAAGGAGTTACACATGTTTGAAACGTACTGGATTTACACGAACGATGGGCGCAAAGTTGGTCAGTTTAACGTGAGCATCATCAGCATGATTAGCGGGTTCATGACGGAAGAGCAGTTTATCGCAGCCAAGTTTGCCCAAGCTTGCGAACGCCAGAACCTTGACACAAGCGCCCACAACTACTGCATCGCCGCTGAGTAATCGAGAAGGGGAGGACAGCCACTCTCCGCCTTAACCCAACTAATACCGGATGTCTCAAGTACCGGATGCGAAATGGGGGAGAGAGGCAAAGTGTAAAACGAAAGGGACAAACGCATGAGCAAGACGATAGCGACACGGATCAACTACCTACACGTTTCAGTGCGGACAGCAACTGGTACACCTCGGTTGTTCCAGGTCAAGCAAGGTGACATCAGTAAGCGCCCAACCTGTCAATGCAAAAACGGATTCGGCAAGGGTTGCAGTCACGAAGTCGCACTGATGACCCTGCTGCACCAGGAAGCGGCAGAGATGGCCGCCACAACGCAGACGACTACCCATGTGGTGGCTTGAGTTGAGCCTGATAGGTGCAGTTGCTTATATGGCGTGGCAACTGCACCGGCTCGAACTCAAGGTCGAAGCGCTGGATCATGTATACAATCAACTCGCTGACATCATAGATGAAAGGATTGAGAATGGCTAGACTAAACGTGTATGCCGGTGATGACGCGGAGAAGAAGCAAATAGATACCAACTTGTCGGAGGTGACACAATTACTCGGACTGGAAACATACAAGGGCGCATCTTCTAGCGCTTTTGTGCGGTGGCTAGGCAAACAAAACCCTCACGATGTGGCCAATGCGCTACGGTTGTTGAGAGAAAAGGAGATGCAAGACAAGTTAGACGCAATGAGAAAAGGCTGATTTTTGTCGCCCCTGCCGGTGTGTGGAAGACACCAACAGAGGCTAACCACCAGAAAGGCATAAGCTTTCCTATGGCTAAGAAAAGTTTACCCCAGCGCGGCAATTCGCGCAAAAGCATTGACGAGATGAACAGCGCTGAACTGCGTGCATACATCGCTGAACTGATGGTCAAGCGTGACCGGCTCCTGGTTGAACGCATGGCACGACAGGAGCAGCCCGTTGAAACACCAAAGCCAGCCAAGCCGGTCAAGCTGCCAACCAAGCGGATGCGCAAGAGCGTCGAACGATTCGACAGCATGACCGACAGTGAACAGGTAGATAGCCTGCGGGCGATGTGGTGAGGCGCAAAATGGTAAAACTGATTGATCTGACCGGGCAACGATTTGGACAATTGACTGTTATCGAGCGAACTAGTAACGCAAAAAACAACAGTGCTCGATGGTTGTGCAAATGTGACTGTGGGGAAAATGCAATCGTTCTAGGATCTGCGCTTTATCGTGGCATCACTACATCCTGCAAAAAACACAACGAAAATTGCTTTGTCGATATAACTGGGCAACGGTTCGGGCAATTGGTTGTCATCAAACGTCTAGCCAATACGAAGGTGGGTAGCGCAAGATGGTTGTGTCAGTGCGATTGTGGAGGTTACACCACGTCAGCCTCACGTGATTTACGCAATGGACACACGCAAAAGTGTAAAAGTAGCGCACACGGCATATTGATCGACATTACTGGGCAAAGGTTTGGACAACTAACCGTCTTGTCTAGATCTGGTACTGCTAGTAATGGTGAGGCCAAATGGCTCTGTCGGTGTGACTGCGGAAATACACTGGATATTTCTGGGGCGCAACTTAGATTTGGATACAGAACTGTATGCAGCAAAAAGATTCATAGTCCATTGCATATAAAAGATGGTCAAAGATTTGGAATGCTTGTAGTTATCGAGCATCAAAAAGATGGACTAGCATGTCGATGCGATTGCGGTACGATAGTAATTATCAGTGGAAGCCGACTGAGATCTGGTAAGACCATTGATTGTGGCTGTATGCGTGCAGAAAGACAAAAGCAATTTTCAACAAAGCACGGATTAAGCACATCGCAAGAGTATAATACATGGTCAAGCATTATTCAGCGCTGCACAAACGATAAATGCAAAGAATTCAAGAACTATGGCGGAAGAGGTATAAAAGTCTGTGAGCAGTGGAAGAATTTTGAAATCTTCTATACTGATATGGGACCAAAACCAACGCCAAAGCACAGCATTGATCGCATAGATAATGATGGCAATTATGAGCCAGGGAATTGCCGATGGGCAACACGCGAAGAGCAATCGAACAACAGGCGTACTAACCGAAAGATCGGGATTGGCGATCAATTAGTCACCATAGCGCAAGCGTCCAGAATTACAGGCGTGTCAGATCAGACGATCTCAGATAGATTAAAAAGAGGCATGTCGGACGAAGATGCGATCAAGCCAGTTAAGAAAAAGTAACAATACCTCTCATCGCAGCACGCAAAGAGAAAGGAGGTTCAATATTCACTATTAATTTTTGGAGGATCTATGTATATCATCAATCGATTGAACGTCACAGCAATCAGCACTACCTTACGTGTGTTATTGCTGGCCGCTATTCCGGTCTTATCCTTTGTGATAATTGCCACCGTTATGCCGGTTGCTCTGGCTCTCATGGCAATTGTCAGCAGCATGATTACGGGGGTGATTACGGTTGCAATTAGCGCAATGGTATCAGCCATAACCTTTGCTTTTGCCATGCTGGTACGCACCGCCATCCTGATACTGTTCTGTTGGTTATGGCAGCGAATGCCAAGCGTTAATTGGCGGATTGTCTTTACCGCAGGGAAAGCACTCTGCTATGCTGGCGTAGTAATCAGCGTGTTCGTCGTGGCGCTGGTGTGGCTGCCGGCCATCATCGCAGGGTGCTGCACGGTGCTGCCACAGGTGGCGACGGTGGCGGGCGTGCTTGGTGGGGCAATTGGGTTGATGAAAGTGGGGTAAGATGTCAAAGAAGATGACGGAATCACAGGTAATGGCATTGCTCGTCAAGCTCGAAAATGAGTGGCCCGATGGATTCCAATTGTACGCGCAATCTGGGACATTAATGCTAGTCACGGAGGGTGACAATGCGTTGATTGATACATACAAGATTCCGTGCGACGGCGGGGACATCGGCGTCGAGACAGGAGACGATGGTATTGAGCGATTAGCGTTTTCTGATTCCGTCGCCGGCCCGCCCCCGACCAGCAGGGAGAAAGTGAGGAGTGATGACCTACCCACAACTTGACATCTGTCGCTACACATACCGGCGCATCCAGGCGCATCTGGCTATCCGACTGTCCACCCGTGTCGGTGACCAATTGCGCGCGATAGCCGGGACCGGTGGTGACATCGGCGCATTCAACACGAACCAGTTACAGTTGCGTTTTTCTGGCGTGGAGTTAACCGAGGCACAGCGACTGGTGCAACTGGCCATACATAACCGAAGGAGACTTAAGGATGAAAGCAACAATCAAGATCGTCTATCGAACGATTGACGGACGGTGGCACGAAACGGAAGTGCTAGAGGAAACGGCGGCTAGCCACATGGACTACCTGCGCAGCTTGGCCGATGTGAAAGCCGAGACTGTAAGATTGGCGATGTGAGTGTGAAAGGACGGAAAAGAACATGGCAGAAGTACAATTATTCGGGTACACAGCATGGCTGAACAAACGAGGCAAAAGCGAAGAGTACGTAATTGGTTCGCTGGGGTATCCCGGTAACCTGATTAGCTGTGGCGACACGAACGAGATCGCCAAGTACCAGGCTTTTCTGGAAGTGGTCAAGATTCGGTTGGCTGAACTGAACGATCCCCGAAATCACAAGCCGCTGTATGAGGTGCCCGCCCTTGCCGACTGACCACCTCGCCGCCGCTCGCTCCGGTGACGCCGCCGCCATGAATGAGTTTCTGACGGCGTGCGTGCCGCTCGTGCGCATGACCGCCATCCGCATTCTTGGCGCCGGCAATGATATGGTTGACGATGCCATACAGGAGTCGTTGATCAAAGTGTGGCGCAACTTGCATCGGTTCAGCGCTGGCAACATAGAGGCGTGGATAGTCACCGTCACCAGTAACGCCTGCCATGATGCGCGGCTGTCGGCAACCCACAGGCACTGGCACGGTAGTATCGGACTCCATACACTGCAAGGTGTGGCAGCCATCGACGACACGGCGGCGATAGTATGCCGAGACGAAAGCCGGCGCAGGGTGCGTGATGCCATCAGCAGGCTATACCCGACCTACCAGCCGGTTGCATGGTTGATGTACGTTGAAGGCTGCAAGGCGGGGGAAGCGGCGCAGGTGCTGGGCGTGCCGGATGCCACAGTGTACGCACAGGCGAAGCATGTAAAGACGATGTTGGGTAAAATATTGAGCGAGAATTAGACAGGAGGATTGATAGTGATTATCGAATTCCCAAAAAAGTACAATGTGATTGGTGCTGATAGAATGTTTACCGTGACTGTTCCAGACGAGTATGCCGACTCGCTGCTATCGATGATCAAGCGGCAACCGTGGATTAAGGCTTCGTGGTTTGTTCTGCCCGACGACAAGGCAATCATCTGCATTATCTCAAGCGCCTACGATGTCACCGACGAACAAGCACACGACGCCCTATGTCGCCTGTGTGAGCACGTCATGTCACCGCCGGTAGAGGTAGACCTAGCGGTGTGGGGCGATGCGTTGGGGGATAGCACGGATGAGGCGGCGTCATGACCTACACACACCGCAACGGCGAAACCGACACGCCGACCGAACCGGGGCTGTACTGGTTTGCCGGCAGCAAATGGGGCAAAGAAGCGGCCGGGATGCTGCACATTGTGTGTGAGGATGGGATGCTGATGTGGTACCCGCTGGGCGACGAAATGCGGATACCGTACAAGGGACTGGAGACGTTTATCGGCCAGTGGTGGGGACCGGTAACGCCACCGTGGGGGAACGATGAAACAAACTGAAGCTAGAACCATAGAGCGAAAATATGTGATAGCCGAATTCTGCGACTGGTGCGGCAAGAGAATCGCCACAGGCGACATGTACGAAACCAGAGAGTTCAGGATTTTGTTTAGCGTCGGCGACAGCTTCCCCGAAGGTGGATACAAAAAAGGCTGGCAGGTTGAGGACTTATGCGATGACTGCGTTGCGAATCTGCGCACCTTGCTGGAGGATGCCGGGATTAAGATTAAGCCGATAGAAGTGGATTGGTAGAGGAGGAGTGATGGTAAGTACTGATGAAATCAACGGTTGGATTTACGATATTGAACCCATGTCGGTAGAGTCGGCGATAGCGTATCACTCGAACTTGTGGCGCACAGCAAAGCATAATTTGCCGACATTGACTGATGAGCAATTAGCCGTGGTAGTTAGTTTGGTTGTGGGTACATGTCCACATTGCCATGATAATGAATTGGACTGTTATTGCTCTTGTGATGATTAGTCCAGACAGGTGGCGATCCAGACGCAAAAATACCATCGAAACTCGGCGTCTGGATTCTCCGCCATGCCTATGCCCACATGGAACTGCTGCCGAAAGAAATCATTTTCGCCAAACAGATGCACCTCGTGGCTTTGGCTGTTTGCTAATGAGTCAAACATCACCGTAGCGTCGGCTGAGCCACCACAAAGCGATTCAATGTAGTTCTGATCGTCGCTGTACTCGCTTGGCAACGCGCACCCATAGCCCCTAGCAATCCCATTCGCCCCACGGCCTGCGCTATCATGATGTGACCACGGTGCGCCATGTGCCAAGTCGAACGCCCGCCGCATCGCCCCCGCCTGCAACACCTTGCACACCTCTAGCCGTGGCCGTTGCTGCCTGCTGTCGTGTAGCAGCAAGTCATAGAACACACTAACCGGGTCAACCGGCGCCGTGGCTATGATGGGCAGGAAGACACTGCCGCGGGTCGTTGGTGTGGTGGGGCCGGGGGCTAGGTGGAGCATGTTATGACTCTGCGATAGGTTCGGCTGGCGTTGCTGGTGTGACTTGTCCCTCTGCGATAAACTCATCGCACAGCATAACGGCGCCTTCCAAGCGGCTGAGCATCGCCTTGGCGTTTGCCAGTTCAGCATCGATTCGCTTGATTACTGATTCTTGCGTGCTAATGTCCTGTACTAATTTCTTCTTACGTTCTTTATAATCGATCATCTTTCCTCGCATAAAACAATCACACTGGCATCATCAACCTGCACCAGTGGCAACGAACCATCGGTACAGGTTGCGTCTATCCAGTTGCCGCCGTCAATCGTTACCGCCTGTCCGTAGCCGATGGCGGCTGCACGGATGTCGGACACGGGCATGATTGGTAAATACACGTTCGCCATGACAGCTTGCACCGCACAAAACAGTGCAATGACGATAATCAGTAGAATGCTTATCGTTTTCTTAATCATGCCAACATTATACAACAGTTGGTGCCGAAATGATCATGTCGATGGGGCGTTCGTCATATGATACTGGCACGCCGTCCAAAACAGTCTCAATCGGTGTGGCCAGCCATACGTTAAAAGTGCTCCACATTGCCCGAAATTTGCGGATGAACTCAGCGTCAAACGTGCCATCACCAACTGCTGCGCCGTCCGTTGTGGCAGCCACATCGGCAGCAAGTCCGCTGTAATTCCAGTGCGTTGCGCCGTTGCTGGCCATGTTGATCAGCACCTCTGTCAGTGCAATCGATGCTCGGATCTTCGATTCAAACCGCTGAATTGATGACCGGTTGGTGTCGTTGCCTGCCTCCCAGTCTGCAATAATGCGGTTCGCATTCTCTTTAGTTAGCATTTTTCAACTCCTCCACTTTTGCCTTTAGTTCCTCGATCTGCGCCTGTTGCGCTTGGATTGCTGCAATCAGGTGTCCGAATAGGTTACGCTCGTTCAGTGCCGGCGTTTGGTTGTCGGCGTCATTTTCACTGAACCATGCGCCCCGGTCCTCGTCAGTGATGACAATGCCGTGGTACTGCCGGCGGGTTTCGTCAGTCTTGAATCGATAGCTGAACAATCTGCACGCCAGCACAGCGTCTAGTGCCGCTCGATTATCGTCCCACGGCGCGATGTCCTCTTTGAGTTCCGCCCAACTGGTTTGGGCTCCCACCACGGTCCCCGCCGTATCGTTGGCGGCGCTGGCCGGCGCTGCCGTGTGAATGCGTAGATTCGCACTGGCATCTACCCATAGGCTGTAAGGCGTCCCGCTCCGGTTGTATAGCTGCACGCTGCCAGCTGATGGAACAGTTGCATTGCTGTTTCGTCCAACGCTGACATACGGGCCGGCGATGGTGTTGCCTAGGTCGTCACTGAATAACTCCACAAGCGACAGCGCAGCGCGCGAATAGACACCGAAGCGATAGACGGCATTGTAATACGCCATGAAGGCATACGCGGTGTTCGATGCCGGCATTGACGCCTTGACGGCGTTAATATTGGTTGCCGATGGCGCAAATGTTTGTTCAGCGGTAAAGCTCTGCGAATTTGCCAGAACCGCAAACCTGCTGATATTAACTTTCCTATCCTTATCTGTGGCACCAGCACTATCATCGTAGATCCCCAGGTAATCACCGCTAGTCGGATTGGTACATTCATTTAACTGCTCAACATATCTCGTCATCTAAACTCCTTACGCCGCCTCGTACATGACGGTCATCTGAATAATACTATTGTTCGCAAAGTCGGCGTGCGTCAGTGCAGTATAGGAAGCGCTTGCCGCAGTGTGGCCGACCAGTGCAATGGTGGTGGCACTGGTATCCACCATGCCAGCCATGTAGACAAAGCTCGTTGTCATCTGATACCAGACCACATTGGCGATGGAATTGATTGTCGCTGCATGTGTTGCCGGTAGCCCACTGATTTTTGCAGCACCGGTTGACGAACCCTTCGCTGATAGGTAGATATACGCACTGGCAAACACCATTTTGCCAACCTTGATGTAGCGGCCGGAGCGGGCCGTGTAGGTTAGCCCTGTACTGCCACCGCCGAAAGTGATGGCCGGCGTCCAGCTAGATACCGTGCCAATGGTGCCAATGTCGGTGATGTCGTTACCATTCATGTCCAGATCGCCGGTTAAACCGGCGATCCCCGTGCTGCCCGTAAACGTGATGCCGGATGTAACAGAACCACCACTGTAAGACGCTATAGATGCGGTCGTGCTGGTCAGCCCGATAGCGCCGCTAGTAGCGCCAGCGTTGGTGTAGCCTGTCAGCCCGATGGCGCTTGTGTTTCCGTATACTGATAAATTCGCCGTTACGTTACCATTGCTGTTGTATGCGGTAATGTCAGCCGTGCCAGCGGCGTTGGTAGAGTCGCCATCATTGGCTATGCTACGTCCCGCGGACATGTAGACCCGTGCTGGCGACAGGTCCGACAACGCCCACAATCGCCCCGATTTGTTGCCGTCAGTAAAAGTGTTCGTGCGGTAAAATGTGATACCGGCTGCGCTACCGTTGGCAACCTTTAGCCCAGCGCTGTCAATGACAATAGTTCCGGCGCCCGCCTTTAATTTGCCGTCGGTAGCGTCTGCATACCATTGCTCAGTGCCACCACCAACACCCTGAAGCTTATTCGATGCCGCTGCCCATTGTAGATAGTTGTTACTGGCATTGCCTAATAGCTTCATGTTGCCGCTGCTGTCAATGTACGTTTTCCAGTCCGTGCCGTTGTGATAGCCCATATAGTTGCTACCCAGAAACAGGCCAGCGCCCCCAGGTGTGACAGCCGTTGCGGGAATCACCGACGTTACCAGATTGTTGCTACCATTAATAGCCGTGTAGGCCCTGCTGGCCCCGGTCACTTGGTTGGCAGTTGTCTTGAAATACGTTGACCCATCCGGTACGGCGTCAATGGTGGCGGTGATGTTACTAAAATCGGTTTTCGCAGCGTTGCCACCGGTGACCGTGATTGACCCGTAGACCGTCACAGTGCCAGGATACGCCGCCGATCCGATAGTCATAGCGCCGGTGGTTGGGTTGAATAGTAACCCCGTCGTGCTGTCAGCATCCACGTCAGTGCCCAGTCGAAATTCACCACCACTGGTAATGCGCGCCGTCGGATTGCCGTTGTTCCACTCGCTGTCAACGTTGTAGCTGAACATTTGCAGGTTGCTATTGACGATGTACGGCGCCGATGCGTCCGACAGGTCGGTGCTGGTGACCATGCCATACTGCTCGATACCAGACACCCCAGGCAGCCCCACGCCGTCGAGTCTCCCCAGACGTGTGTGCGGCGTGATGTCGCCATTCCACGGCTCTAGCCCGCTGGTAAAAATATCAATATAGGGTGCATAATTCTGATCAGCCGTCAACAGGATGCGCCCGTCGCCTTGAGTGCCGTAACTGATGACGGCTGCACCAGCAGGAAGAATAATGCCGTCACTCCCGCCGCTCTGCCGGGTGTAGTAATAGCGGTAATAGTCGGTCATGTCCTCAATACGGGTGACGGTTGCCCACACATCATAGAGGTCAATGCCTGGCGATGTGTTACCCAGAGACTTGCACCGCAGCGTGTCACCCACGCCGAAAATGGTAGCGTGCCCAGACGCAGGGTCAGTAATCTCAAAATAGTTTTCAATCCAGCGCCGCGTAATCTGTGTGCCGCTGCCCGTGCCGCTGGTTGTACGAATGTCTATCTGTGTGCCGCTGCCCGTGCCGGATGTCGTGCGAATATCGAAAACGCTTTCGACGCCAGTGGTCACATTGACCGTGGCGTCATTCTCAAGCTTACCAGCCGGTGCCACCACCAATGTTCCGCCGCTGGCGTGAAATTCGTCCATTACGAAAATAGACGCGTGCAATTCGCCGCGAATCCAGGCGTTATTGAATTCGGCATTGCCGGCTGGTGTTACTTGCCACCCCGTCAACCCTGACACGAAGCCAGGGTTGCCGCTCTGCAAATTGCCGACGGAATCCAGCACAATCAATTCTTGCCCCGCGCTGTCCTCTGCGCGCAACATGCGCCCAGTTTGCGAAGCCTTTTGTTTGAGGAACAATGTAATGTCATCGGTGGCACTGGCCAATACCTTGAGCGCAGACGTGCTGTCGAATGCAGTGTTGACGCCAGCCCCTGTTGCGCCAACGTTGATGATACCGGTGCCGTTTGCTACTAGGCTAAAGGCGTCCGTGCCGCTGCGATAGATGCCGGTATTGGTGTCGCTCAGAAACGAAAAAGCCGGAGTGCCAACGGCGCCATCACTTGCCTGGATTTCGCCAGTGTTGGTAAAACGTACTTTTCGCCCAGCGGTGAATGTGGCGTGATCCATTGTTCGGCTACTGGCGCCGCTTGATGCGTGAAAAATCAGGTCAATGGAGCTTGACGGATTGGGTACGAACAGCCCGGCCGCGTCATTGGCGCCTATGTTGTCAATGCACCATAGGTTGCCCGATGCGTCCCATTTTGCGTTATGCCCTAACCAGATACGGCTATAACTATTGTCGGCGTCCAATAGCCCCTGAACTACAGCGCCGCCACTATCGGTAGCATTGTAGGTCGAACGTAACGCGCCCACCGTCTGCACGGTGGTTCCGGCCGGCTGCAACGACAATGTGCCGCTGGCCGTGTCGATCAATGGCGTGCGGACCTTTGTGGTTGCCGTAAACTGTGGCAAAGTCAGCAGCCCCGCGGTGGCTTTTAGTATCGATTCAGTGGTGCCAGGCGCAGCCGATGGCGTGAGTAAGCCTAGCGTATCGGTAGCTGTTGCACCAACAACCGACAACGCAGCGCCGGTAATGGTATGATCGGACGATGACACAACGTCATGCTGGCGGGCATGATGAGCGTCCGGGTTGGCGGTGTGGCTGTTAAATGTCGTCGTAGTCACAGCCCACGGCGCCTGGCTCGTTGATAATGTGCCGGTATGGTAAGCGCCGTCGATGGCGTGTGCCGTTAATCCGGCCGCCGCCTGTGTACCCGTGTTGATACGTGCCAGTCGCTGCACCAGATATGGTTCTAATTCGCTGGCCAGTACTGCCAGGTGTTTGCTTCTCTCCGCCTTACGTGCTAAATCTGCCATTAAAGTTTACCCACATCCCAAGGTGATGGCATACCAGCTGGTTCAATCTGAAGGTTGCCGTCTCGGTAGTCAGCGCGTTCAATAAAAATATTGGCAAGGCCGGCCAGCGCGTCAACTGACCGTGGTATGTCGGCCAACTGTATCCACCGCGCCACCGGCAGCCAGCCATCAGTGATAAGCCCGCCCGCTGGCCAACCAACCTGCCCAGTCGAGCGCAGCACAATGTCACCCTCGCCCGCCGTCGGTTGCGCGTAAATCTTCAGCGCCCCGTCTGGTGTGACCGTGGCCAGCATCCGATTAGCGGTACTCGTGCCGCTGGCTAGTAGATCATCAATCTCTGCCTTGGCGGTTTTGTCACCTTCGCGATACTGATTGCTGTATACGCCGCTTGAATCAACCACATCAATGGTGCTAAAAAACTGGCCAACACCGTCGTAAATACTATCGACCTGCGTGGTGGTGAGTTCGGCACCAAGAATGCGAAACGCCAGATCTGCGTCGTTGTAGCGCGTTGTCCATGCGCTACCGGTGTAGAGTTTCAGTGACCCGCGACTATAGCCTAAATCCTCATCCACATCGACTGCGTAATAGTTGGCGATTTCATTGCTGCTTGTGCGGCTAATGACAATCCAGTAGGTTGTGCCGTAGGCAATGGCCTGCGTGTTGCCGAGATCAAACACAATCCAGTCGCTATCTGTACCGATGTCGGCGGACGCAACGGTGGCATAGACCAACACGCTACCGGGTGATCCTGACGAATCGCTGCACAGTTCGACCTTGGCTGAATCGGCCGGCGCCCCGACCTTTTTCATGTTGATCTCAATTTTGTCTACCGTCCAGGTATTGTCAGCCGCGAGGCTGAACGACTGTGCGACTTTTTGACCATGCACCACAAAGGTGACTGATGCGCTTGGTAGTTCGTTTGTGAATGTTGTTTCGGTTGTCACGCTGCCAAACTGTGCAATGGTGACTGATGCGCCAGCACTCGCCGTACTGATGGACTGCGTGACGGTAATGTGGTCAGCCGCTGCCGATTTGACGCGCATCGTGCCATTGTTGGATGCGCTGCCGCTAATGGTGATGATGTCATCCTGCGACAAAAACCCCATGCCCGATGCGCTGTCGAGCACATCGTCAGTCGTGTCAAACGAGATAGTGGTAGCGGTATAGCTCTCGCCATCGTTCCCCCGTCCGGTGATGAGGTGAGCGCCATTATTTGACGCGCTGCCGGTCACCTGCACACGGTGATCTGACAGGAGTTCATCAAGCCGGTTGCCGCTGTCATGGATGCGCCCGTCACTGGTAAAGGCGATGGTGGAGGCGGTGAATCCCTGCCCTAGCGCCTGCTGCTGGCCGCCGGTACTGTGCTCCTCCTTGCCGGCGCTGTTGCTGTAATAGCGCCAGTCTAGTGTGTCGTACAGCCCGATACAGCGCAACGTAGCCATTGGTGTGCCACCGGGCGTGATGCGCAGTACCGGCTGCGGCTGGCCGAACGCGGCCAACAACGTGTCGCGCTGCGCCTCGGCTTGCGTCAGGTTGGTGTCGCTCATGCTGTACATGAGTTCCTTGTAACCATAGCGCAGGATGCTCTCGCTGTTCTCTGACCAGTCTGTCGTGGCCCGCTCGACAGCACCGCCTGGTGGCTCGTAGGTATAGGCGACCGCAACACGGTTGTACATGTTGGCCAGTGATAGCCCCACCTCAATGCTGCCGGTTGCAATCACAACCTCATGCAGCATTCCGTACCAGACCCGCTGCCCGTTGTCGGCAAGGATCGTCACCCGATGACCAAGCCAGCGTGTTGCCTGCCACAATGCCGACAATGGGCCAACCAGCGTCATTTCGGCAGACTTCGGGCCGCCAACTGCTTCGGCGTCGTAGCCTGTGACCGTCATGGTGGCATTAGCCGGTATCGACACCGTGTTGTTACCACTCGTGCGAATCTCAACAATCATATGGTGAGCCTCCGCGGCCGGTAGTAGGCGCGAATCGAAAAGGTGTTCGTGATGACCGACGACGACCCTTCATCGTGCAGGATGATGATCTTCTGGACACGGTTCGGGAATACCGTCAGCGGTGAATCGTAGACGGTATAGATAGGGTAATCGACACCGCTTTCTTGCAACACTGTGTAACCTTCTGTACCATCGTCAATGATGTAACTATTGTTGCCGGCACTGTAGCCAAGTTGATACAACCTGCGAAACGAATCAGTCGGTGTAAGTTGAAAATAGTCAATGCTTACTGACGGTGTTCCCGTCGTGCGCAATTTAAGCACCAGGCGAGCGGCGCCGAAGTTCGTGGCGTATCCACCAGGCGGGATAGCCAACACACCAAGATCAACAATAGCGTTTGCGCTTGCGGTAATCTTTACCTCGTCGCCGGTGGCTAACGGAATCAACCCGTCTTTGTCGTAGATGCAAGGGGTAACATAGACGGTAGACGCTGGTGCAGTCACCAGCCGCATAAGGATGCGAAAATCACGCCCCATCGTGTCCTGTAACTGTGTCGATGAAATATTCCAGTGCATTTCATTTGTGCCAACTGACAGCGTTCTGGCCACATATGACCCACCGCTACATGTTGACAGACTTGTCGAGGTACCGTAACCGCTGACCACCGATTCGCCTTCGATGATGTGTGTGAAATTCGCCGGATCACTGTACGCATTGACCGCCATGTAAATATTGCGATAGTCCTGCGCACTGCCGGTGGTATTCTGTAGCGTGAGTTTTAGCGGTGCCGGAATTGCGCCGCCCACTTGCGCCGCTGCAATCTGCACCCAGTTGTCATTGCCGGCGTCACTATCATCGTGATTGTAGATAGTCTTACCACCAGTGGCCGCACTTGAGTTTGACGTGGACAACTGCAACTCGGTCAGCGCACCTTCCCAAAAATAGCGCCGAGTGACAGATAGCCGTGCCGGGAATTGATAGTTACCCCAAATTGACAGCGCATCCTCACCCGGCTCAAAACGCCCGTACAGGATCTCGCTGCGATAGGTATTTGATTCGCCGTCAACCTGCAACTGGAGGTAAACCCGTGGCCCCGTGCGGTATTTCTGCCGTTGCTTGGCATAGTCAATAAGGCGCTCGATACCGTTGACGACCGCCTGTAATGCCGACGTGTTGGCGGCGTAGGGCAGCAACTCTATAGTCTCGGTAACGTTCTCGTAAATGGGATCGGTCACATCATCGCCATCGAAGCCACGCGCTGAACCCGTCCGCACTGATGGCGGTTGCGGACTGTACTGCGTCAGGAAGACGCCACTGCCACTCGATAAACTCACGGTTGTTGTGCCGTCGGTGATTGAAAGACTATGAGCCACTAGCCACCATCCGAATCATTACAAATTGTAACCACCAACCCAAGGTGGCAATCGTCGCACCTGATACCAGCCCGATAACGAGTGCCCATCGTTCACGATCTGTCATCTTCGCCGCCTAATCACATCAGCAACCCGATACGCCATTGTTTCAACGTCGATCTGATTGTCTACAGTAGCGTAAACATTCACGTTGAAAGTGTTGCCACCAGCGCCCGCCATCGCCATGCTTTCAGCGTTGGAATAGATGCGGCTGCGTGCCGGCAGGCTGACCAGTTCCGGGCCTGTCTCACCTACCCAGGTTATACCACCACGCCAATTAGAGTCGCCAATAGCGCGATGCGTCCAGGAGAACGGGTTATACCATGCGCTGTCGCTTTGTGCTGGCGGCGCTGTTTGTGTCGGTGGCGCTGTTTGTGCGGCCCCACCACCCGATCCAAAGAGACCTTGGGCCAGTGCGGCCCAGCCAGGGAAAGACGGCAACGATGGCCAGTCGAATCGTGGAATAAACGCCGACCAGCTAAACGACGGGATCAACGCCGACCAGTTGATCATACTGATGAACGACGGCCAATTGACGTTGGCAATGAACGAATTCCAGGTTACAGCGGCGATGAACTGCCCCCAGTCGCCTAGGGCGTCAATGTAATCACTCCAGGGTAGGGTGATTACATAGGTTGACCAGTCGCCCAGTGCCGTAACAAATGACTCCCATGTAAGCGTGGTTGCTACGGTTGACCAGTCCAATTGGCTGATGTAACTTGTCCAGGCAAAATAACTAATAAACGCAGTCCAGTCAAGCGCCAAAACAAACGCATTCCAGGGTAGCGCTATAATCCATGTGGCCCAATCAATCGATGTTGTGATGATTGCCTTCCAGTCAAGCGCCTTGATATAAGCGCCCCAGTCGATTGCGGCGCCCATGACGCTATCCCATGACAAGGTTGGAATGTAGCTCGCCCAGTTGTCAAGCTTGGCAATAACGCCGGTCCACTCCAGCTTGGTAATGAAGCTGCCCCAGGCAAACGATGCGATATAATCGGCCCATGTAATCGCCTTGACAACATTATCCCAGGTAAGCGCATTGACGAACGCTGACCAGTCAATGCCCTCGCCGGCCACAGTTGCCCAGTCCAGAACGCTAACGAACGCCGACCATGCAAAAGCGGTCACATAGACCGACCATTCTAGCGACGTGATAAGCGCCGTCCAGCTAAGCGCCGGGATCCATGTGGCCCAGTCGATTGCCGTAGTGATGATGCTTGTCCAGTCAAGCCCCTTGATGTAGACGCCCCAATCTACCATTTTGGCTACAACCATATCCCAGGCAAGTGGCGAAATGTACGCCGCCCAACTAAAGCCCTTGACATAGGCGCCCCAGTCAACCAAATGCGCCACAACCGTATCCCAAGCTAATGGAGCGATATAGGCTGCCCAGTCAATAGCGGTATTGACGTAGGCTGCCCAGTCCAGGGACGTAACATAGGTGCCCCAGTCGCCTAACGTAGTGACAATGGCATCCCATGCCAACGGCGCAACGTAGGCGGCCCACTCAAGCGCCGGAATGATAGCGTTATCCCATGCAAGTTGTCCGATATAGGCGGCCCAGTCAACCACAGTTACGACAGCATCCCATGCCAGTGGAGCGATGTAGGTTGCCCAATCGATTGTGGTGTTGACAATGTTTTCCCAGGTCAGCGAGTCGATAAAGTCCGACCATGAAAAGTTAGCAACGGCAACAGATACCGAATCCTTGATGGCCAGCCAGCCGTCAAAGACTTTTGTCTGGATCTGGTCAATAGCCACACCAGCACCAAAAAGATTCTCCGCGATGGCATCGCCGGTTTCCTGGCTAACAATGCCCAGGCTCACCAGCCCATCGGTGATGTCCCACCACCAATCAATGTTGTCGCCCTTGCCCTGCCACAACCAGCGCAGCGCAGCAAAGGTGTCGCTCGCCATCGTCTGTATCGTTGGCATGGCGGACATTACGCCACTGGCCAGATCCATGATGGCGGTACGAACGCCGCCAACGTCATAGTAAAGCGCAGCAGCAGCCCCGGCCGCAATTGCGAACGGAACCGCAAGCCCAGCCAGCGCAGCGCCAACGGTGGCAATAACCGGCATGGCGGCGCCGATGGCTACAGCAGCCATGCCTAGCCCTGTTACAATAGGACCAATGGCAGCGGCTACAGTGGCAAGAATTACACCCATCTTGAATAACTGCGGGTTGGTTTCTGCAAATGCCGTAATCTGCAAACGTAACTGCTCCAGGTATGAGATCCCACCACCAAGCAGTGCTTTCAGGTTGAATGTTTCAATAATCTGATTGCCGATGACGGTCAGCGTTTGACCAATATTATCCTTGACTGTGCTGAATAGACCCTGCACACTCTGCGACTGGGCAGCCATCAGCCCCGTAAATTTGCCGCCCTCGCTGGTCATGACGGCGAAAGCCTTTTTCATCTCCTCGGCGCCGATCTTGCCCTCGGCTGCCAGGTCGCGCACCTCTGAAGCGGATACGCCCATGACCTTGCCCAGCGCTTCAATGATCGGGATACCGCGCCCCGCAAACTGGTTAATGTCAACCGTCATCAGGCGCCCCGATGCACTCGCCGTGCCAAACAGATAGGCCAGATCCCCGATGGGCGCCCCAACGCCGGCCGCAACGTCGCCTAGTTGTTTCAGCGTTGGCTCAATATCTTTCGCCTCGATACCAAACGCCAACAATTGCCGGCCGGCCGCCACAACCTCCGGCAATTCAAACGGCGTTGCGGCGCTAAACTTTGCCAAATCAGCCAACAACGCCTTTGCAGCGTCGGCGCTGCCCAGCATGGTGGTGAATGCAATGTCTAACTGTTCCATGTCACCGGCGCTTTTAATGGCTGACATAGCCAGCCCAGCAATAGGCGCCGTTACCCCAGCCGTCAAGCCGGCGCCTACAAATGTCATGGTTTTCCCCATGCTCTGCATTCCGGCGCTGACAGACTGTGCTTGCTTGCCCAAGCTCGCAATGTCGCCGCCGATGCCCTTTAGCACGGCGCTTGCTTGGTTCTGCGCAACGACAACTAATTCTACTTTTCCCGCCATTACTTTTTGCCTTTGCTCTGACGTTGCGCCTGCATCTTCATGCGCTTGGATTCCGCTTTGTTTTGCGCATTCATCCGCACAATAATCTCATCAACCATGTCAGCCGGTGTGTCGAGAAGCGCCGCATAGGTCCAGCCCATTTCCTGACACACGCTGATCTCGATTGCATACCGACCGCCAATCGGGGATGGAACGCCATCGACTATCGTGCGCTCCATGCCCCGCTCTATGCTTTTTTTTCGTCATCACTCAGCGTGTTGAACTCGTCAATCGCGGTCAACAGTTGGTCGGCAATCTCCACGGGCAGGCGCTCGATGTTCTCGTCAGTCACGCCGAACCCGTCGAAGTCCGGGCCGGCCCATGACACGATGTTCAGCCGCAGTTGGTCGAACCGCATCATGGCGTGGTCGATGGACATCTCTTGCGTCCGGGCGTCAAGCTTCGTGTGCTTGGCAAGAATCTTCTGCCGTGTGCCGAACGTGACCTTGCGCACGGTGACCACATTACCTGCGCCCACATCCACAGCCTTGGTTTGCTCAGTAAGAAAACTCATAGATTAATGGCCCCCGCTACCCAGCGCCGCAACGCTGTTGATCATGGTGAATGTTAGCGCCAGCGAATCGGCGGAGGACGCAACGCCATGCCCTTCAAATGTTACGGTCGTATTGCCGTTGCTGTTTTCGTAGTCGCTGATACTGTCGTACTTTGCTGCCAGGTCAATCTGGAATTGCAGGCTGGCCGATGGCGAAGTCTTCAGCCGAATCAGGCGCGTACCATTCGCCCGATAAATAACGCGCTCTGCCGCCACAATCGAGGCGTCTTCCAGTTCCATCGTGATACTGAAGGTGATTTCCGGTTGTGTCCATTTGTGTGATGTGGCGTAAAGCTGGCCATCACCAACGGGCACCTGCATTAGCCCCGTCTTGACCTTGATGTTGGCTGCCGTCAACACACCGCTTTTCTGCGTGGTGCCGATGGTGCCACCACTGGCATCAATGTACAGCAGACAGTAGTTGAACAGCGCTTCATTAACGGTAGGCGCCGACAGCGAACCGGTAAAACTGGTCTGCGTCATCTGGCGCGCTAGCCAGTTTGATTGCATGGTCCAGGCTTCACCGAATGCGCCAGAAAACTCGAAGTCTTCCACGAACGCATATTCAGCCTCGTACACATCACTGCTGACGGTGGCTGACCCAGCTTCGATGGTGTACGTCTTGATCGTGTTGACCGACGTACCGCTGTATGGGTAGTTGTACACGCGTGTGTACGGCCCCGTACCGCTAGGCGTAGCAGTCTTAACACCGGCCTCTAGGATGTGGCAGACTTGTTCGTAGGTAAGGGGCGCGCTAGGTTGTGACCACTTCGCGGCGATCTTGCTGTCGTAGCTTCTTTCAGCGGAAACAAAATTTCCAATTTGCTCTTCAACTATAGTCCGCTCTCTTCCGTCCTCAATCATCGAGAAGGGGCCTCTCCACACAGATGTTGCCGCGGTAGCTGTGCCGGCACTTGCCTCTCTGCCGATCTGGACTTTCGTGTTACTAAAAGGCGAATATGTAGGCATTACCAAAACCTCCTAAAAAAAATGGCGTATAGGCATGGTTTCCCACACCTATACGCCGATGGCCCACCTGGGCGGTTAGACGTAAACTTATTGACTTTTTACTAAAAATCTGCTATACTACAGATGTTCAGAACGCTTCATACTTGGTCATTCGGGCGGGATTATGCTATAGTTATCCCGGCCTCTTGTTGCCATTGGAGCGTTCTGAACACTCGCCCAATTGACTGTGCGACAGGAGGCTTTCTTTTATGCAGCACACTTGCCAACTTTGTGAAACGACATTCGATTCCCCGCATCGTAAAGCGAAATTTTGCTCCAAGGAATGCACCCGTAAGCATCGATCTATTGTTCAGACGGCGGATCGGAATTGCGAGTTGTGCGGCAAAGAACTTGTTACCCCAGGTCAGAAGAAACTCGGCTATTGTTCCATAGAATGCAGAGATAGCGACCCAAAACGTGTTGTGATTGGCGATGAAGTACACACCACTTGCGCCCACTGTGGCAACGCGTTCACTCACGCCAAGTGGCGCAATCTCAAGTTTTGCTCCAAGGAATGCGCAGACACGTCCCGCAAGACAATAACCACAGTTCACGCCACATGCCAACAGTGTGGCAAGGAATTCGCCCACCGTAGTCATGTCACCAGAAAGTTTTGTTCCAACGCGTGTTGGTACAAATTCGGTGTTGGCGAAAACAACCCATGCTACAATAGCGTTGATATCCAGTGCGATCAATGCGGCAAGCTTATGAAGCGCGAACCAAATCACGCCAATCGGGTAGATCATAATTTCTGCTGTACGCGCTGCCGGTCTGACTGGCACTCTGCAAACATTCGTGGCGAAATTCATCCGCTCTGGAAAGGTGGCGCTGATAGCAACCGCGGTCCCAACTGGTTGGCACAGCGTCGCAAGGCGTGGAAGCGTGACGACTACACATGCCAACACTGCGGCACAACAAAAGTGCAGTTGGGTAGAAATCCAGCCGTTCACCACATCATTCCATTTCGTGAGTTTGGAGTAGAGCGCTACAAGGATGCCAACGAATTGACTAACCTGATAACACTTTGCCCCACTTGCCACATGCGCGCTGAGCATAACCTAATCCCTATTCAGCCTTATCTTCTGTCAATTCCGTGACTACATTCACCGGCTGCTTCGCCGCTTTCTTCGCCACTGGCGCCGGTTCGACGTGCTCGAAACAGGTGCCCGGTGCGTTGACGATGTTCAGCTCAATCGCCGCTTTCAATTCTGGCGACTGCATCACTTCCCACTCGGCAATGTCGCGTGCGGGCACGGGCACGTCAGCCACCACGAAAGCGCCGTTACCGATGTATTTATAGGCTATATCTGTGTTCATGTTATAATTCACCTAGAAAGGACTACTATGAAAATCAACTTACAGATTGAAGTCGATAAAGCTACAGATGCAAGCAGCCTGATTGCACTTGCGCAACTGCTGAAAGGCGGCAAAGGTGACTATACCTTTGTCTTTGACGAAGCCATGCCAGCACTAGCCAACGTCTTACTGTGCATTAACACCATACTATTGAACACCGATGATCTAAAGTCCCGCATTGAATTGCAGAAAGAAATTGGTGATCCCATGTTGCTGCACCGTGTACAACAAATGGCTGAAAGCCTAATCGCCCACATCAAGCCACATCTCTCCTCACCAACTTAGGCGCATCCACGTCAGGCCACAGCACTACGCTGCCGTCAATGTGGCCGCACACGACACCGCAATGATGCACCTGTGGCACACCGTAGGCGATACAGTCCAGTGCAAACGTCCAGTCATCTGCTACGACGCCCAGTGGGTCATTGCGAAAGGCTAGCGTCTCCAGCACATCCCGCCGAATCAGTGTACAGCCCATACCAGCGCCCTGTGTGATCACCACGTTACCGAACCACTGCGCCGCTAACTCTGGCTGCTCGTCAACAAACTCCACTTCATAGCCTGACAGTCGTGTGAACGCTAGCCAGTGGTAAGGCGCATACCGCATCACGTACAGCCCATAGGCAACAGGCACATCTAGCGCCACCAGTTTCGACAGCGCATCGGGCGGGATGATCATGTCTGCTTCCACCAGAAACAGCGCATCATAGCCCCCATCTAGCACCAGGCGACGCGCTTCGTTGTGCTTGTCAACGATGTCGGCGTACTTGCCCATACGGTTGGGCCGGTCATTGCGGCCATAGACGATAGGCATTGTCGGCCACACTAGATTGTCGATGCTGGCAGCGGTGAGAGGGTGCAGACGTGGCTGTGTTGGGTTGAGCGGCACATGGGTCAGGATGCGCATCGTTCGTCAATCGCCTGCAACGCCTTGGTTAGCCATGCCAGTACTGCTTTGCTCGGCGGAAATAGTAACTGTTCAACTATTGACATCCATGCATTGCTTAAGTCTGAACATGCTTCCGATAACGTCGCCTGCTTATTGTCCATGCTTAAAAGCCACCCCACTAATGTCTGTGTCGTTGTACATGCGAATGTCGTAGCTTTCCAATTTGCCGGTTATGTCAAACAGGTATGACATCCCATCGGGCAAAATTCTATAGCAATCTATCGGATAACGGTGGTACTCCCAGCGGGTATGTGTGATAATCGCTAGCATCCCGCCAGGGCGCAACACTCGCACCAACTCAGGCACCCATAGCCAGATTGCCTGCACATGCTCCATCGTGCTACCGCTGATCACAATGTCGAATGAATCGTCATCGAACGGGAAGCGGTACGGGTCAGGCGACACCATGTCAACGTTTGGGCCGGCGCAAAGGTCGAGTCCTGTATACTGCCATCCCCGTCGCTGAACCATCGGTCGGTAGGTGCCATTTACGTCCAGGCTGCCCACGTCTAGCAATCGTGCGTGACCTTGCCAGCGGTCGAGAATGCGGGTCATCTCTGACAGGCTTGCGTCATGCATTAGCGCTATTCGTCCTCGTCGGGCACTTCGCCCAACTCTTGCAGGATGACATGGGCATCATCGGGATTCGCCTGCGCCAAGATGATTGCCTTAACCTTGGCGCTTACCTCATCTTTGGCGATGAATGCTGGCGTCTCAAAGTACACAGCGCCCCTGACGATAACATAGGCTTTATATAGACACTTCACTGGTTTGCTTTCCTCCTGCATGTCTCGGTATGGCGCTGTGCCACTAGTGATCAGGACCGTGCCCGAACTACTCCATGCGGAGCTGTATGGACTACAGCTCGCGCTAGATAGCACGCTAGATCCTGAAATAGTTAACGATCCAGGCGCAGATAGCACGCCCTGGTCTGTATTTTTTTGTGGATACATCACTATGATTCGTTCACCTTTACCGTAATCGTAAACCGCACGCCAAAACACAACTGCTGATTGTACTGTAGTGGCAGCGTCTGGTAACGCAACCCCACGCCGCCGGTCGTATCCCACACCACATGGCTGACAGCGCCGCCCAATGTCTGGTCCGCCTTCAACGCCGCAAAGGCACGGTCAGGCCACGGCTTGGCAGCGTCAACCACTTCGGGCAAATACTGACGCGCCAGGTATACTTCGGCCACCAGGGTATGCAACGAATAGCCACCGGACGCCGTGTAATACATCACGCCGTCTTTGCTGTAAACAATCAGTGACGGGAATTCGTTGATAGACTCAGGCGGATCAGGATAGGTGCGCACCAAGCCCGTCATGGTGGCTAGTCGTGTGCGTAGACCGTCAATGGCAGTGCTAAGGCTCATAAGTCATACTCTTTTGCGACGGTGTGCCATGTGGCGTAAGCTATAGCGCCACTGGCTATACTGCCACCAATCCCCAAGATTGCCGCCGGACTAAGTATCAATGAAGCAACGCCGGCGCTCATGATACCCATACCGAAAAACACAAGCATCACCAAACGTTCGCGTGCTGTCATAGACTTGTCTCCTGACTTCGCAGGAAAGAACCAAGCGCAATCAGCGCAATCCCGATGGCAAGAAAGGCAGAGTTATCATTTACGACAGCTACCACAACAGCGCATACAGTAGTAATGATGAGCCATATCACTACATCTCTTTTGGTTAATGGCGTCATAAACTCGGCCCCCGGCTTCTCAGCAGCGCCAACACCTGTTTCGGGATGGCCTCACTGTAGATAAGCTGCCCTAACTCCTGGTTGGCAGTAGCGTCCTGCAATGCGCTTTGGTAGCGTTTCACTAGCCATCCAACCCACATGGCGGCCGCTTCGCTGATGTTGTCAGGCACGCTTGTGCTATAGCCAAACTTACCCACCACGGTGATTTCGCCGTCGGTCGTAATGCCCCAATCGTACCCGGTCAACAACTCGATAAAGTGCTTGCGCGCCTCGTTGCGTGGGTGCAACCGGTAGCCGTTTGACGGAATCACACCGCCATCACCGTTCGTCAGCGTGGTTACACTCAGGCACGGCGTATCCAGAAACAACCGCGCCCGCTGAATCTCGCTATACTGATAATAGCGCGTTGTGTCAGCCGTCACCCGAAAGCCACCGGCCGGCATGTTGTGCATTTCGTCAAGGCGTAGCGACACGGTATTGATCAACTGTGTGATCCCCGCGTCGCTGCTGGTTGACGTAATGTCCAACCTGGCCTTGTCTTTGACATCAGCAACCGTGCAGTATGGTACTGTCATACATTATCCCTCGGTGGATTTGCGCTTACGCTTTGGCTTCGGCGCATCCTCCACCGGCTGTTCCTCTGTTGGTGGTACGTATTCCGCGGCTTGCTCTGCGACTATTTGGCTGGCAATGTCATCCTCAAAAGCGACAACATCACCAGCCGGATAGAACACTTCGCGAGTCAGTTTGCCACGGTAATCGCGTGTAAACTTAACTTCTGTCATGGTTAGGCCAGCGTCACATTAACATTATTTGTGACGTACCATTCGCCCTGGTACGCGGTGACCGCAATGCCGTCACCGATAGCGCCGCCGAACGTGCCAACGTCGCCACCTGTGTCGCCAGCATTAAAACCGATGGTGGTGGCGGTGACGGTGTGAGCCGCGGCGGTGGTGCTCACGAACACGATCTCTACACCGTCATGCGTGGTCGCAGTCGGCGCGGCCAGGGTAAGGTTGGCCGCGGTGCCTTTGGTGATGAACACCTTGAGACGACCGCTAGCCGGAATCGACACGGCGCCGTTGGCGCTGGCAACGGTAAACTGATTCGATACATCAGTCGCAGCAATCGACGCCAGATCATCACCAGTGGCCACATCGCGCTTGAGATTATACAATCCTGCCATGATGGCCTCCTGTTAAAGCGTGACGTTGTACGAAATTGCAGAAGCTTCCGTATCCCGGTAGACCATGCCGACGCGCATCATGCCGACAATCACGGTGCTGTCACTGATGGCATCACGCTGAACCTCAAACGTCCAGTTGCGCTTGTAGCCAAGGCGCCACTGATCCCAGCGCACGGCCAAAATGCTGCCGGTCGTGTTGTTGCTGGCGGTGTCCAGGTCAATCTTGCCGGCCGTGTTGGCCTTCAGCCCGTAGGTAGCATCCTGGTTGGCGCGGTGCATGTTGTTGGTGGTCAGCACATCGTAGCCGTACACCCGGCGCAAAACACCCTCTTCGATGGTTGGCATCGAGTAGACATCCTGTGTTTTGAGTTCGGCCAGTTCCAACGATTTCCAGTGCGTGAACATGTCAATGATATAGCTGACGCGGGATTTCTCCACGGCGTTCTTGCCACCCAGACCCATTAGCTTAATGGTTTCCAGGTAATCCTCAATCGTCAACGTGCCAGCGCTGCGGCTGTTGGCCGTGTTGGTGACCAAGGCAAGCTTGCGGAAGCCGTCAAACAACAGGAAGGCTTCTGTGCCAGCAGGAGTGCCGCCGATGTCGTTGATGTTCGTGGTTGCGCCGGTGGCGGTATCGCCATCAACAACCACGTGTTCTAGCACTTCGGCGCCTTCGTTGATCAGGTCGCGGCGGAGTTCAGCCACCCAGGGGATCAAGGAATCTTCCTCAAGCTCACCGCTATAGTTGACGGCAGCGCCCAGCTTGCTGACGGTCAGCGTTTTGCTAGTGCTGCCCATCTTGCTGCTGGTGATGGTCGGTGTCACGCGCCCCGGATTGCTGTCCTGCGCAGTCGCCTGTGCAACCTTGTAGAACGTGGGGCTGGTCGTGTTGACCGGAATCACAATGGATTCGCTGCCTTGCGGCACGACCACAGTGGGGATGCGGTTGACGATTTGCGTCTGTAGCCGAATCTTGTCCCACAACTGGGTGGAATAAGTCACGCCGATCCATTCATCCCCGTAACTGGACAGCGTGCTATAGTTGAGTTCATTCGCCTTCATCGACTTGACGGCTTCAGGCATAGCACTCTTAGCAGAACGGTATTCGTCGCCTTTGCCTTCGCTGGAATCAAGCAGGCGGATGGCCAAAGCACGGCGCAAACCTTCGGTCGTGCCTGGGCTTTCGCGGCCGTCAATGCGCATCCCCTTGGCGCTATTGAGTACGCCACTCATAAAGGAGAGGTCCTCAATCGATAGCCCGTCGTACTTGGCCTCAAACTTCGCCACGTGCGGCGCCCCACCAGGCAGGCGGCGGGCCTCGGCAGCTTCAGCCTTAGCAGCATCGGCGGCGGCCTTGGCGGCGTCTAGTTCGGCTTGCATCGCATCACGTGCAGCCTTGGCGGCATCGGTGGCCGCTGACTTCACAGCGTTCGCGATTTCGGCTTGACGGTCAGCTTCGGCTTTGGCAGCGGCATCGCGTTGGGCGAGCGCTGAAGCGACAGACTGAGCAACAAGCTCCTGAATATTTACATCGCTCATATTGTCTAAAACTCCTGTAGAACTAATGTCTTGTTGAGTGTCCGTCTCATTCGCTTTTGCCGATGCCAGCCCTCGCAACGATGTACGGTCGTCGCCTATAGCCGCACCCTCTGGCGTTTGCGCAGAGTCGGGAGATTCTATGTCAAGCGGCCAGGTCAATCCCGCCGCTGCATAAACTGATTTAAGGACCGGCAGCGCCACAGCGTATTGATTCGCCGGCTGCCGTTTGCCCACTGCGTCAAAAATTGACAGCTCTGCCACAGGCCAGTGGGTAATGTGCCCGTCGCGTTCTTTGCGCACGAGGTGCGTGATGCTGCCACTGCTCGCCCGTGCGATACCCTGTTTGGCTGCATTCCAGACGCGTACAGCGTAAGCCTGCGCTTTATCTAGTAGTGTCTTGTACCAGTGACCTTTGCTGTCGGTGTGGCTGTAAATCGCCGTGCCGATGACCTGCGGTTCGCTGGACGGGTGCCCGTTTTCGTCGTAGCCGTGGTAGTAAATGACCGGCACGGACGGGTAGCGGTCAGCATAGATATTTGTCTTGCTGCTGAAGTACTCACCGTCGCTATCCTTGCCAGCATTAGGCCCACCAAACGGCACGCCCAACACTTCAAGCGCCCATTCGCCATCGGATTTGATGGCACGGACTAAGCCGGTGATGATTGGCTGCGATTCAGCGGCTTTCAGTTCAAAGCCTTTGACCGCTTCGCCTTTCACTTCAATCTCAATACTCACGCCGCCCTCGTTTTCGCCTTCGTCATCCTCACCCATACCGAACAACATGTAATCGATGCGCTCACCGGCCCAGACGAGGGAGAAGCCTGCAAAGTTCATGCCAAGCGCCGGCATGTCAAGCGCTGGCAGCGGTTCAGATGTGGGCAAATAGCCCAACGTCAAATGCGGCGTAAATCCGTGGTCTTCGGGCAGTTCGACACAGCATTCGGTTAATTCGTGGAGCAGTTTGGCGCGCAGCTTGAACAGCGCCGGGCTGTCATAGTTGGCGTAGACGGGGTACATTTCGGCATTGCCACTAAATCGCCCGTAGCCGTTCAGTTTACCGGCCACCGGTTCGCATTCATCAGCGATGCAGGCGAGGGTTTCGATGACCTTGTTTTTGTAGCCGGTAATCAACTGGGCATCGTCACCCAAGTACAACAGCGTAATGTGGTCAGCTTCGCTATTGGCCATGTCGCCAACACGAAACGGCGCCAACTGCGCCTGCTGCTCAGGTGACAACATCAGCGCTACCATTGCGCCTGGGTGTGCGTTCGGATCGATCTGCACAGCCTTTTGCGCCATGTCATCAGCGGGCATGGTTGGCTCATCACTGGCACTTGGTTCCAGTTCCAGCGTGGTCGCCACGATAGTCTGCGCCTGCTGGCGAATGTTGCGAATCCGTTGTCGGTCGCTTCTACTGTTGCGCTGTCCTGCCTTACCTGCCATGCGTTCCTGCTCTCGTAATATGCGTTGTGCCCATGCTTTGCCGGCGTTGCCACCCCACAACAACCACGCCACGGTCCCGGCCGTTGGCCCGCCGTCGAACTCTTTCACGTTGGGTCTATAGTTCTTCTGGTGCCGGCTGAAAAAGTTCGCCATGCGCTGGATTGTGTCCAAGCTTACGGCGTCACCATTCGCCAGATTCGTGGCACGCTGTACACCACTGCCGATGCCTTCGTCGCTGGCTTCTGCGTTACTCAAGCCACCACGCCCCCACTTTTTGCGGAGTTCTAGCCCCCGACGGGCAGCACTGCGGACGTTTTCAGGTGGTACAAACGAATCAGCCATAGTCAGAAAAATGAACAAAAAAAACGGCGTGTAACCGGATTTCTCCGATCACACGCCGCTGGTCAATTAAGACGGTTAGACGTTTTATCTATATTTAGTTTGGGCTAAGTGCCCTTAACACCTGCTGACAGTATACCAGAAAACAGGCGTTTCGTCAATGGGTTTCGGCTATAGTCGTTGACAGCGTGCGCCCGTGGCTATCCACCATTTTGATTACGTTGGCCGGCATCGATCTGTCACAGCACACCGTGAATACGTGGTCACCAATGTAAATCTGCGCCGCTTTACTCAGGGCTTCATCGCTAATCGTTGCGCCATCTGGTAAAACAATCCATTCACCCAAGTAAGGGTTATATTTCATTGTCATGCTTCACCCCTGTTCATCGAACCATGCGCCCCAAATGCGCATACTGCTACCCGTTTTGCTCCCACCAACTTGTTATATCGCGACTCATGCGGCGTGTCAAATCACCCATAAAATCGCCAATCACATCGGCGGCTAGCCACCATCGGCCCTCATGCATCCACGCCTGACTGTCGGCACCATCGGCATCACCGACCACGTAAGGACCATAGAACTGCCCGCGGTCACCCCGTGCTGAGTTCTGGATGGATACCTGCCCAGGCTTGTCTTTCTTGACGTTCCAGCTATTCGCTAGCCGTCCGGTGCGGATATACTTCTGATTCGGTCGCTTCGGCGGGTAGGGCATCGACTTCAATTCGTGGCGTATGTCCTGCGCCCACTCACCCAGCGTATCCTCAATCACTTCGGGATGCGTTGACGCTAACATACGCAGGGCATTGCCAACGCGCTGATAACCAATAATCTTAAAATCAATCATCTATCCACCTACAGCTTAGGTACCACTAGCGGGTTCCACGTTGTTGCATTCGTGATGCATCCGGCACAGTTTTCTGTCGGCGTCAACGTCCAGTAGCAAAGCCACTCTTTATCATTCTCTTTGATGTCCCAGTAACATTTACAGTTGCTGAGACATGGCGTATTACCTGCTCCGGGGTACTGTGGCATGTCAGGCATCCCCCGTGCCGCCACCTTTGACCGCTCAAAAGCTTGGCTACTTGCCTCCGCATACATACGCGCCCGCGATGCAACCGCTGATTCGTTGTAGCGCCCACCGGCAATGTCGGTGGCGAATCTGTCCAGATATTGATACTGGTTGCGCACCATATGGCCAACACGCCCCCAGTCGGCCTGAGACATCGTATTGCGTCCACCATGTGCAAGCATGTACTGATTGATAAAATTGTCTTTAATCTCTTGGCGCATTGCCAGGGTCCACTGATTCAGGTTGATGTCACCTTTGCTTAGTTTGGCCGACAATCCATTGACGCGTTCTTTACTTGACGCAATAATCTGCTCGCGAAAATCGAGCATTTTCTTCTGACCAACGAACGTGCCGGCGGTCTGATTGAGCGTGGCCGCGCCTTCTGCCGTTACACGGTATCGTCTAGACGCGGAGTCCCATGACCATAGTCCCATTATAGGTCACTCCCGACCGATTGCGCATCGGCTTCGAGCAAGCCGGCATAATTGGGAAACGTCCGATCCCACGCCGCTATGGCGTGCTCAATATCGTCATCAGTAATCTGTAGCTCAGATGGCACAGGCGGCAATGGCTCATCGTTGCCACGTGGAATAAATCGCAATGCCTTTGCGCTATCGTCTCGCACGTCAGCGTAGATAGTGGCTTTGTCAGCGTCGGTCAGATATGCCGCCTTAAATCCGTCAGGCTGCCGTGATTCGTCACGCTTAAGCCACTTGCGGTAAGCTTTCGCTTCCTGTTGGCGCATGGTATCCGGTGGCGCATCTGCCGGCGCGCCCTGCGGTTGGTCCGGCGGTGGTTGCTCTTGTGGCGCTGGCAATTGGCGCTGTGGTTGGACGGTCACGGAATCGACGGATGGTAGCAATGCAGGCGGTAATCCCATTAACTGGAACAACGCTTCCGGCGGAATGCCAAGCCCCACACCAGCGGCGATTGCCTCGAACTTGGCTTTGTACTCCGATGGCGGTGGCTGTGGCAATGGTGGTAATCCTAACCCTGCCCGCGCCTCTTCACGGGTAATAATGCCGGCGGTAATTTGATAGTTGTAGGTTTGCGCCAACTGAACACGCCCAGCGCTTTCGTCAGGCTGTGCTGCCGCTTGCTGTACGGGTTCAGATAGCAGGCGTGCGCCTTTATTGTCGGCTAGGGGCGGCATACTGTAGAAGCCCTGCCGTAGCTCGTCAATCGTTTGCACCTGGCTGGCCGCGTTCTGTTCTGCCAACTGCATACCACGGTCGGCAATCCGCACGTCGTCAAAAGCGCCCACAAGATCGTTGCCATAGGCAGGCAGTAAATCATTGGTGATCTTCTCCGCAATGCTGACTAGTTGCGGCCACACCGCCATTTCCATAAAGGTGGATTTTCCGGCATTGCTGTTGGCCTCAGTGGCATTCACGGCCAGCATGGAGGCGTAACCAGGTGCGTAGATTGAAAAGATTTCCTCTTTATTGAAGGTGCGGCCGCTCAGGAACTCCATGTCACGCTGTGATAGCGCCATACTAATCCACTGCACGCCACCTTTGCCCACGTTGCGCAGCATCATCATCTGGCGCTTTGTGCCGCCATGCTTGGCATTCACATCGGCTTTGATTTTCTCCCATGCGTCGTTTTCAATTGGGTCAGCAAATGCTAGCGCACCTGGCACCTTGGCGTTGTCCTTGTCAAAGTAGTTGGTGTTCCACCGTTGCATAGCCAAGTCACCCTGCGCTATGGTAGCCAGCGCTTCAATTGGTGATAAGCCCACAAAGCTATTGAGCGGGTGAAAGCGCTTAAAGTGGACAATCTCATGACGCTCTAGCGGGATTTTTTCGCCGGCATCTGATTCGTACATGTAGCCACGTAGGAACATCCTGCCATCGGGTACCGGTTGAATCCGGTGTGGTGGAATAATCCAAATCTCGTTCGGCTCAGCATTTTCATTGGCGCGATTTAGCCACCAGTAGGCATTGCCGGTCAATGCGTGAAAACTAATCGTCGCCTCTAGTAATTCAAAGCGGCTCTGCAATGGGTTGGGCCGGCGTAGCAATAACTCGAATGGATGATTTTCGACGCCTTGTGTGTCTTCGCCTTTTAATTGAGATACACTAAATCCAGTTGTAGCAGCCGTGCGCGCAACACCAGCCACAGCCGCCTGCACCCATGACAAGCGCAAGTACAATTCGGATTGCGCCTGTGGTAGCGACCGATCCGGTATCGCCCACCGCTCATCATTTGCCGTTACCCGCAGCCAGTCCGCCTGCACTTGGTCCGCCTTGCGGTACCCGAACCGCGCCGCCAATCTATCGATGATGCCCACTATATGCCGCCTTTTTCAATTGATTGCCACTGGGCAACGGTTCGCGCCCCAACGCCTTGCGCCAGTATTGCGCCATGCTCATGCTGATACGATACGCCTGCTCCGCGTCGCCGGATGGAATCGCCATCATATCGCACGGCTGCCCGTTCATGCTGTGGATTCTTAGCACGCCAGCGTCGTCCATGCGTGCCTGCAACGTGATGGCGGGTGTAGATTGGGTCATCAATTCCCCTCGCGAACAACGGACAAATCACACTCGTTTAACACAAGTATCTGAATGTCAGGGAAGAAAGCATGTAACTGTTTTACAATTTGGTCCCTGTCTTCAAGCGTCGGATTTACACCGGGGCGCATGGTCAGCACAAGCGTGTCGCCTTTGCGAATATTGACGATCTCTATCCGTTCAGCCTTGTTCAGCAACTCTTGATTGTCCATGTGTCTCCCTATGCAAAATCGACTAAGCTCTCTGGTTCTATTGTGCCAAAGATTAACGGTCCAGCCGCAGCCAAAGCAACAGCGTCACCACAGTCAGGTGAACGTTTGATGCGGTCAATAATTTCATCTTTGCTTTCCACTTGAATGCCCCGCATTGTAAGTTTCCACCGTGGAACGCATAGGTCGGCTTTTAATTCTGAATCTGGCGGCAAGGCTATATCTTCACCACTTTGCGGATCTAATGCTTCTCTCAACTTCCAATATGCTTCTGCCCGCTTATTGACAATGCGCAGCTTCCTGCTTTTGTCTGTGGCAGACGATGCTTCTGCGAAATTCGCTGCATTAACCTTTACTCCATTAGCCCTTACTGCGTCGTACACAGCGGAACCAACGCCAATAATATCAAGATTGATTCGCACACCAGGCTCGTAAGCTGCTATCACTTTTGCTGCTGCGGTCGGCCCATCTGGTGTCTCAGATCCTGCATACTTTAGCAGTGGAGCAAACCAATTACCATAGCGCTGGGAAATCACCGTTTTATCCTTGCCACCTCTAGCGACATCAACGCCCAATGCTGACAATGCGGCGTCTGGCTTGCCTCGTTGCTTCCATCTTGCCTGCGCCAAGTCAACCCATAAAGTCGGTATCACTTGCCACGGATTATCTTCTACACCGACGAAGAAATCGCCCTTAAGCATTTGTGTTCGCAGCGGTTCTGGCAATGACTGCAAGGTTGCTCCATAATCAGTTGCCATTAGATAAGGGTTATCAGATAATCGCGCCGGTACAAATGTTCTACTTTTCGGCTTTATCTCATCGCCCTTATGTATGAATGGTCGGCTTGATTCTACCTCTACATCCTCACCGTCAATCATAGCGAACCAGCGCAATTCACCAGGCTTTGCAGGGTTGCTATACTGCTTGTCTATCCAAGGTGCCCAACGCCTTATGACCCATTCGCCATCAGCATTCGTTGGCGGATTGCCTGCACCAACAACCCTCGTTCTTTGCCCTGGTTTTGTTGTGCGATTCCAGCCTATCAAAAATCGATACTGGAGTTCGGTGAAATTTGGCAACTCATCAAATGCTTTTAGATCGTGAGCGCGACCCTGGTATTTACTCACATCGCCCTCGTACTGAACGGCGCCAAATTCAAGAGTGCATTTAGGTAGACGCCACATGTTCGCCTGACCATTATATCTACCTTTGATGCCGATGATCGCTTGACTACGATCAATCATGTCCTTAAGCTGCGGATACTCACGGCGAAACACGATGCTTTTTGCGTGTTGGGTAAGTGCTAGACCTAGAATCAAATCAGTCTTGCCGCCACCGGCAGCGCCGCCATAAAAAAGCTCATCGGCATTAGAGTAGTATGCTTCAGTCTGTGGACCCGGCAACGGGCGCCATATCGTCTGATCCGCCTTCAACAGTTTGTCGATCTCGTCTAGCTCTTGCGGCTTCAAAAATGGCAGCAATTCTAGCAGCTCTTTGTTCGTCCGTGAAAGTAGCATCTGTTGTCTCTATTGGTCCGCCATCCTTGCCGGTCAACTCAGTGCGATCAGCAAAAAGCTTGTGGTACTTTCCCAAATGTACCAGCGCCGCCTGGGCGTCGTGTAGTTCAAATTCAACTTCAACGGTCTGCACTTCCATTTCGCCAACAGTGCGTGTGGTCGTCTTGGTCTTCAATTTCTTCAGCAACGCTGTGCGCTTTCCCCGGCGCGCTTTGGTCAAATCGAAAGCGCCATCAGCGTCCAGGAAATCATCAATGTCAGCGCGGGCATGATCCGTAATGCGTGCCAAGACTTCATCGGCGGGCATGGCAGCCTGATCAAGCCTCGCCTGAATCGCCTCTGCAACGCGGGCAGTTCTCAAAAGTCGCCAGCCGTTTGACGCCGCGGTTGTTCGATTTACCCCAGGGTAAACAGTCTGATAAGCCTCAGTGGCGTTTGAGTTTTGTAGATACTCCTCCACAAAACGCTGGTGCTTTATCGACAGTGCCACTACTTCGCCTCTCCATACACGAACGCCCGAATCTCCGCCAACGCTTCGTTATTCGCTGCGTGTCGCTCCTCGAACGTCGGCGCTAACGCATCGCAATCTGTCGGCAGATCTAGCGTTTTGCGTGCTAGGTCGTTGGCGACATCCACATAGTGCGGCGTACCTTCTGATATGTACACCTGCCCCGTCGCGCCATTCATAAAGCTTTCCGAAATGGCGCGTAAAATAGCATGAGCCGCCGCACCCCACGCCTCTCGAATTTCAGGCGTCAGATTGTCCCATGACGGGATAGGCTTTGCGTCATAGGTAATGCCGCTTCGATGTTTGCAATATGCATCAAACGCAACCTGTGCTAGATTCAGCATTTCTTCCCGCCCTTACCCTTACCGCTTTTACCCTTTTTCGCCATGTCTCTATATCTCCTGTCGTATGCCCACGTTGTCAGCAGCAGCAGAACCAACAGCGCCGCCGCTACTTGGGCGTCGGTCATGTGCGCTTGCTCGGCTGCACATCAACACGATAATCGTCGGACGCCGCCTTGCCTGTGCCGGTACTGTAGAATCCACACCACCATGTGCCGGCGGTGTCTACGTCAAAGGTCACGGCATAATCGCCGGTGTCAACCTTTGTCACGGCGCCATGCTTCCGATTCGGCGTCATCTAGCGCCATGTCTAGCGCCTCATCCCAGGCGTCCCTGAACTCTGCGTCAAGATTTTTCTGTGCATAGGCATACGACCGGCTGATTTTCGCCTTGCGACAGGCCGCGGCCACGTTGCTCGATTTGAGTAGCGCCGTAATAAAAATCTCTTTCCAGTTATCAGCCGGTTTCTGACTCTCTGCCTTTGCCATCAGAACGCCTCATACACAAACCACTCACTCGCAATCGTGCGCGCCGGGGATGGGTTATCCCCGAACGTCGCCTTGAATTGCACCATGAACCGGCCGGCGTCGGCTACATCATCGGCATGGTAAGCCCATGTGAACACGCCATTTGCCCCGTCTGTCACGGTTAGCGTACCGGCAATGTCACGCACCGTGCCGGTAACGTTGTCACGTATCTTCCCGGTCAACGTTGCGCCGGTCAGGTTTTCAGGCGTATTGTCGCCACGGGTCCATGTGATAATCTGCGATGGTCGCAATGAATCTTGGATTGCTTGCGCTAGTGCCATGAATTCACATCTCCATACACCTGTGGTATAATATAAAGGTGAAACGGAAATACCGGGCGATTGCTTGCGACAATCCCCGGCCTGGTCAAACGTTGAAGGGAACGAATGACATGAGTGATCATACCACAGAAACTACCTCTACAAAACTCTGCGAATGCGGTTGTATGCGGCCTGCACCAATCGCAAAACGAAACAATACGAAGCTGCATCATGTAAAAGGTCAACCGGTGCGCTTTATCGTAGGCCATCAGCGAAAGAACAAGTTTACTCCCATCGAAGAGCGTTTTTGGAAATTTGTCCAAAAGACGAATACTTGTTGGATCTGGACTGGCGCTAAGACCAACGGCGGATATGGCGTACTGAATGATGGTTCCAATCATGTTGTCCGCGCTCATCGACTGTCTTACGAAATGCACTATTCGCCTATCCCCAATGTCTTGGACGTATGCCACCATTGCGACAATCCCTCTTGTGTCAATCCTGCACATCTTTTTCTTGGCACTCCCACAGAAAACGCTGCCGATATGGTAATGAAAAACCGTGTTAGCCGAACACACAATCCGCAAGGTGAAAAACACCCGATGTCAAAGCTCACGGAAACACAAGTCGCCAGTATCAGAGCCGCATATATTCCGCATGTCGTCAGCCTCAACACATTAGCCAACAAGTATCACGTATCCAAACGTACTATCCTGTTTATTATCCAGGGTAAGCACTGGAAACAAGTTTAACCTAACCAAACTCGTAATTTACCTATTGCAAATTACGAGTTTGCATCTGTGAGGGAAAAACTTGAAATCGTGACAGATTGTCCGCTTGCGATGGAGGTGTTGTCTAATTGAAGATCTCCGCCGCCACCAGTCACTGTAACCGTGCCTTGCAGATGGGCCGTCGTGCCATCGCTGGCATAGATGCGAAAATGCGCCGCTGTGCCGGTCGCATCAGCGGAGGTGTCCTGCCAGGTTCCGCTTTTGGCCTTGCTGCCACTAGAGGCTGCTGCTAACCAGTCAGATGGCAGCGTTAGACTTGCCAACACCGTGCCGCTGTCAGCGGTTGCCACATCCGCAGGCGCTGCGCCTGTACGAATTTTTAGCACAGCCGCCGTGCCGATTGCTGTCTCGATTGCATCAAGCCGAGCATTTCTTACACTTACTGAGAGCTGGACTGCCAAAGTACACCTTCCTTTTATCTGTCGTTATTCCCGACAACTGAACATACATAAACCCGTTTTACCCATTCAAGAAACTCTGGCAAAGAAAGCGTTCGTTTTGCATTGTTGCAAACGATACAGCAAGGAACAACATTATCGATGGTATACCCCTTGCCGTTATCTACACGATCTAGACCATTGTAGACATAGTTCCCATTGCGCGCCGTACACGTGTGCATGGGGGCGATCCCACAGTAATGACAGTTTTGCTGCATCAGTTCTGATACTTGTTCATCAGATAGTTGCCATGTAATATTTCGTCTTACTGCATTACTGATCATATTGGCAATCGCCCTATTCTTAGCAGCTATGCCCTTAGGAAGAGAAACTTTTTCTCTTGTCCTATCCCTATGTAGGCACCCACAACTTTCCGTATTGCCTGACCGTAACGAATGTCCTGTTACGGCGATCTCGTTGCCACAGTCACATCGACATACCCAGGTTGCTTGTGTTGCAGAATTACCGTGCTTACGTCTTAGATTATCGCCTCTCCTGAGGACAACAAGCCTACCATAGCGAGTTCCTGGAATCTCCTCAACAAATCTGCTATTGAGACAGCCACAACCTTTGGTGTTTCCGCTTTTTAAGCTCGCTCCTAGGATAGCTTTCGTCTTACCGCACTCGCACTGACAAAGCCACCGAATTTGCCCATTGTTGGCAACACTATCTCTGCTGATCACCGTCAATCTGCCAAACTTCTGTCCGGTTAAGTCCTCGAATTTCATTTACGATCCTCCTCTTGTCGAACGCCTTCGCTTTCGGCCAATCGTCGAATCGCAATTTCCATAATAGCGGCCTGGGATATGCCCAGCTTCTTTGCCAGTTCCTTGATCAGGCTCTTCGCTTCTGGCGTCAAGCGAATGCTAGTTGCTTGTTTATTATCCATAACGCAATTATACCGCATTTTGCGTTATTTTGCAACTACGTCCCCTTTACTGATCCTGAACTAAACATACCTTCTACGGTGCCAGCGGCTGTAACACCGTGTACCGTGCCATATACCGCAATCAGCGCCGTAATCACACCGGCTGCCGAGAGTGTCATAACCCCTAAACTGATGGTAGCAACGCCGGCAATTGGCGCTCCGCCTGCTGTGGCAACGAGTGAGAGCGCATCCAGCGGAATTGACGCACTACCGGCAACCGGATTCTGCGCTGTGGCCGTTAGCGATAGTGCATCTAGCGCTTTGTCGAATCCGCCAACAACAGGAACAACACCGGCTGCGTTGATGGCCAGCGTACCCAGCGTCACATTTGCACTAGCGATAACAGCGACCGCACCGGCTGATGTACTGACAAGAGCGCCTAGTGTGACGGTCGCCTGACCAACGACGGCCACGGCTCCTACTGCGCTACTGGTCAATGCGCCTAATGTAATCGCTGCTTCGCCAACAAAGTCGGCTGATGCATAGCCTTCGCCGGCTGCCGTTATCGCGCCTAATGTAATCGCCGCCTCGCCAACGACTGCCACAGCGCCAGCCGCCTCGCTGGTCAGTGTTTCCAACGTGATGGCCGCCGCTGCATTGTTGGTGATGCCACCCGCGGCTGCTAGGCTAAGGCTGCCCAGCGTAATGGCTGCTGTACCTACAACCGGCGCTATACCAGCAGCGCTGACCGTTAGCGCCGCCAACGTGACAGCGGCGCTGCCAACCACAGGATTGATTGCAACGGCAACGAGCGCCAATGATCCCAGCGTGACATCGGCTGCGCCAGCAACGGCAATTACGCCAGTGGCCGTGCCGCTCAGTGCATCCAACGTCTTTGCCAGTGCGCCAACTACATCGACAGCGCCGGTTGCCGTAGTTGTCAATGCGCCTAGTGTGGGCGTGGCGGCGCCAGCAATGGCGACTGTTCCAGCCGCAGAAGATACGACAGGCCCTAATGTGACACTGGACGTACCAGCGACGGCAACAACACCGGCGCTACTACTGGTTAGCGCGTCCAGTGTTTTCGACAGCGAGCCGACGACCTCATTCGTCTGCACTGTACCGGCTGCTGAAACCGTCAATGCGCCAAGCGTGACCGCTGATGCGCCGGTTGTAGCTTCCGTGCTAATGGCCCACACGATCATGTAGCGCCCGCTGGCCTGCACGGTCGTGTAGTTGAGCGTATAGCCGGTGCTGTCCAGGCTATATGTCGATGTCACTAAGCCGTTCGTACCATCCGGTAACGGCAAGATCAGTGGAACGTTATCGGACAGACTTTGTGCATCGGTAGTTGCGCTGCCATCCTCATCAGCAATTGCCGTCGAAAATGCCGCCGTAGACGAAAAGCCGGAGAAGCCCAACGCCAGACTGTTAGCGCTTGTGCTCTGGATAGTGCCGGTGGCCGACAGATGTGATGAAAGCAGTGTAACAAAATTCGGAGTGAAGCCCGGAGCGGTATTAGCTGCATTGCCGGTCGATGTGGGACTGGCCACGGTGCCAACGTAGCTGCTTGCCTTTCCTCCGTAATTGAGCGCCAGATAGCCAAAAATCTGAGCGCCGGCCCCATGCGATTTCACTTTGAAGCCATCGCTTAAAAATGCCGACAGTTCGTAGGAGCGACTGAGCGAACCGCCGGATAGGATGGCCCCTATCCGCGTGGTGTAGAGTGCGCCATCCGTCACGCTGCCACTACTGCCATCGGTCGATTGATGCGCTACCACTCCCTGATCAATGCTGGTCCCGTTGTGCGCCATGCCTAGCTGCGGCGCAGCCCCGGCATCAGATGTATTGTTCCAAGCGGTATGGCCGATTGCCGAAAAAATAACATCATTCGGCGTAAACGTGGTGGTGGTCGTGACCTCAGCTTGATCCGTGGTGCTAGCGCTTATTGTGCCAGCTTTTACCGACAAATCCGAACCGGCAAAGAAAACGACCGTGAACAGGAAAGCCGTACCGATGCTGTCGGTCCAGTTGATGCGAATGCCGTTGGTCAGCCAAGAGGAGAATTCAGCGTCACCAGATAGAGCGCCGGTGGTTGTGTTAAGAATTTGAAAAACGCGCGTGTTGCTGCTGCGGCTATAAACATCGCTGGTTGTCTGCCCGTTGCGGATGATGGATGTAGTTGCCCATTGACTCGTGCCATCGGTGGCGCCGATGCTCATCTGCGCGTGATTCGCAGCGCTACCGTCTGCGGTGGCAGAAGACAAAATAAAAATAGCCGCCTTAGGGGTTAAGCCCCCAAGGTCGGTTGTTGTAATGTCTTGCGTGCCACCTGATGTGCCACAGGCGACACGGGTAACGGCAACGGTAACGGGCATCTGTTACTTCAACCCCACAACACTTTATCTACATAGCTGCGCTTTTGTGCTACCGGCTCCAGACCAAAACTAACATCCTGGCTGGCCTGCGCTTGTGGCTCACCACCTGGGGCAAGTAGTTTCAGCAACACAGGCACGGATGCCACCAACACAGGCGCCCACGGGAAGCCAGCGCCAGCGCCCGATGTAAAGTAGTCCACTGCCCACGCAGCGACGGCCAAAAGTAAACTGTAAATGATGCCTGGTAGTTTCATGTCAATCCATCCTTTCATCTGACTCTATAACTAAATACGTGCGTCCATACAATAGCTCAAATAACAGGCTAAAGACTGCCCATAGTGCAATGGCCAGCCTAACCAACACGACCGTGGTTGCTGTGCGCCATAGCGGATCTGGACCAGACCCGACAATCAGCAGCGCTAACGCTACAGCCAGTGCGACATTCGCCGGGATGCCAACCAGGTAAAATGTGCTGCCAAAGCGCCGATAGTCAAACAGATAGCGGATCACCTTGAGCATCGCTGCGATAAAGGCCAAAAAATAGCAGCCGGCCAACAATTGCGCTAGGCAGCCTCTCACGGCGTCACCCCCGCCCATTGCAGAACGCTGTCAGCGTTGTAGCCAAGCACAGCCACGGCCACAATCACCACCACGGTGATGACGACAAGTTTGACAGTGCGGCCGTACTCCGCCTCAACGCTGTCGAGAAACGGCACGGGATTCAATTTGGATAAAATGGCGGCGATGGTCTGCAACAATGGAATAAGTTTTTGCATGGTGACCTCACTAAAAACAGTATGGTGGCCCAGTCGGGAATTGAACCCGCCACTATTAGGAATGCTCCCGGCTAGCCTCACCGATAGTACAACCCCATAGACCAGCCAGGATGCCGAGTAGTAGTGTGGGCCGGAATCGAACCGGCGTTCAGTGATACGGTGCCCTGATAACTGTTAGCCTTACAGTGACCGCTTTGCTAGGTTCCAGCCTGCGTGTCCCCAAACCACGCCGCCACACTTCACTGTTGAGACGCATTCTCAATTACAGTATTGTAGCATAGGTTGACGCAAAATTCAACAATCATGCTCCTATCGCAGCACCAGCTTTTCAGCCTGCCGATAATCCAACGCCAACTTAGCTTCATCAAACGCCCGTGGAACATCCATGCCGGCGGCATGGAGTTGATAGAACTGCTGCGCAAACTCCACGGCGGCGGCATCCTCTATTTCGCCCGTCACAGCTACCACATGCTGAATCCCGGCACGCTTCATGGCGTCAGCTACACTGTGATCACTGAAGCAAGCGAGGATGACCGCCACATTGACACCGCGCCCGGTTAGCACCCGTTGCCACCATCCGGCACTCAGTTGCAGGTCGTTAATGATAATGTGTTCTGCATCACCGTGACTGCCGATTTCAATGGCAGTAATGCCGCCGATCCGCAACTCTCGCAGAATGTTGGCGCGGGTCGCTGATTCACCTGTTAGCGCACGGTATTCAACACCGGAATCATACACGGCGTCACGTTCGCTACCGGAATCAATGTTCGACACTGGCCAAATGCCAAGCACGACTACATGCGGCTTAGACTTGACGACCTGCGCCCGCAATTCGTCTAATTCACTTCTCAGATCCTGAATAAGCCGGTTGGCTGCTGCCAGGTCTGCCAATAGTTGATTGCGCTCGCCTGTGAGCCATTGCACCTGTTGCCGCAATTCTCGCACCTCTTTCGTGCCGGTAAAACCCCACCCCTGGCGCTGGGCGATGACGAAGAGAGCGAACGACAACGCAACAGAGATTACAATAGTCCACGCTTCCATACTATTCGCCCCACTCATCCATTGGCACAGCCTTGACTTGCCCGTTGGCCATGCCGGCGCAGATGTCTTCCAGCACAGCAATCTGCTGCCGCTGATACCACGCGAACAGACCTAACGCCAACGTTGACACGGCAAACGCACCAACCAAAAACGCCAACGTTGTAATCATCTTCCATCCCCCTCGTACTGCCGTAATACCGTAGACATATTCATGGCTAGCACATTTAGCGCACGCAGTTGCTCAGCCTGTGTCTTGGCTATCGCTTCCAGTTGCGCCACCCGTTGCTCCATCGCCGTAGCGTGCTGCGTGGCTGCGTCGAGCGCATTGGTCAGCCGCGCCACATCATAGGCAAGTTGAACGAAGCGTTGATCATTCGTTGATCTATCGTTGTTCCATAGCCAGGTCATTGACACCCGTTGCCTCCCCGCTAATCCCATCTGCCACCACATACCCGTCCTGTTGCCCGTCATACGTCACCGCATACCAGGCGCTGTCAGGCCCGCACGGACAGCCATGCACCCGCACCGTGTCACCGTGGACAATGGTGCGCACTACCGACGCCGTTGCGTGTGGCCGTGTGCGCAGGTCAACGCCGGATGGTGCGATGACGTGGCCAGTCCATGTGGCGGCGGCGTTCATTCGGCTGGCTCCCACGGGGCGACGACTGGCCCCCACCACTGGCCGGAAAACCATTTAATATCCTCAAATTGACCACCGTCCCAGCCGGGCAACCATGCCAGGATTTCGACACTGTAGGCCAGGATTTCAGGATCATCGGTGACCATAACCGGCGTTAAATCGGCAAGATCACGAGCATGGCAGCGGCCTTTGAACCAGTACCGTCCTGGCATTGTGGGCGCTTCCGTCTCCCCGTTGCGGTGACTGTACGCCACCGTCGTCCGTAGTTCGGACTGAAGAGCGAGCTTGTCCTCACTGGTTAGCACCGTGTCAAAAATCTCCCACATGCATTCGGACCAATCAATGTTATCCAGCCTGCCATTCATGTCAAAACGAAACTGAACAATCGCCGCGATATCCTTGTCTTGCTCAGGCGTGATATTGAACCGGCTATCATCCCGCTTTGCCACTCGCTGCCACACGCCCACAGCCACGTCCTGCTGGCTAAATGACCGCGTGCTGATGCCGCAGACCAGGTTGCTGCATTGGACCGACCAGCAAAGGTGAGGGTCGGTGACGTTTTTGATGAGGTGGGCGGGACTGCCACAGTGTTTGCAGTGTGATAGTTTCATGGTAGCACCCGATGCTGTGTAAAGACGACCTGCGACGGCGAACCATTGATGCGCTCAATATCCAGCCCGTCAAAGTCGTTGAATTCATCAGAGTCATTAGACGCCAGATCGCATTGCGTGCGGAATGCCTCTAAATCTTCTAGCGCCACAATGTACCAATGCCCTTCGTTGTCTTTGGCGATCACGTATTCTGTCATTTGCCACCTTGCCATTCGTTCACAATCGCCCACAGTTTGCGAATCTCCACCCAGGCCGCTTCCAACGTGTCAGGCTGTGTCGGCGGGTCAATCGGTGGGGTGATGGTGCCGGCAGTCTCCATTGTCCAGGTAGCAAACCAAGAGACGTGCAACTGAAACGGCAAACCTGCACCGACAACCATATCGGCTTTGACTCCTGCTGGCTTCCATGCCCACGGACCCCGTTGTCCCTGGTCGGGGAAATAACGAGACGACGACCACATGACAATGTTAGCCCAGCCGCTGCGCTGTTTGGCGCTGACGGTAACGTGATTGCCTCCGTCCTGCCAGGTATAAAACTCAATCGGGAAATTGCCAACCATCTGGCCATCACGCTGCACGCCACCAAATAAGTGATGGTCAGCGCCGGCATCATCGAAAGCGCTAGACAGGTATGCATCCCGCGCCCATTGTGGCAACGCGCCAGGCTTGCTGGATACTTCCCACGAGCCGTCACGGGTTGTCCAAATGTCTTTCACCCGATAAACCACGTCACCCGGACGCGCATCATACGCCTGCACGCTGATGTTGAACTTTCGTGCATCGTCGCTAATTCGTGCCATCGTTGTAATCCTCCATGCCCCAACTAACAAAAAGCGCCACGGGCTGCATCGGCTGCGGCGCGTGGCGTTGACGTAGCACCATTATAGCATAGCAGCCTTACAATCGCAACTAGTTGAGATGCATTCTCATTTACAGTATCGTGATTTGGGCGTAATTCCTTCGCGAACGCGGATTATTTGGAGAAGATACACTAAAGGTAGTAGTTGACGGTGGCGTAAGTGGAGGAATAAATGAATAGGATTCATTGTTTTCAAATTCGCCAAATTGCCTATTGACAACAGTTATTATTCCGTGGTATAATTATCTTAGGAAAGCAAAACGGATAGAGCAGAAAGGACAACTGAATATGTTTAGCGAACGATGGTTAGACAGCCTGGACAAGATGTATGCCGATGCAAAGCCCCGCCGTATCTCTGTCAACATGGCAGCGCACAATGCTTGGGACGTAGGCACGACGGTTCTCTTCCATGTACCAGAGATTGATCGCTGGATTGCCTACGAGAATATCAAGCAGGATAAAGTGGGCGCATACATTGAGGTGACAGTCGGCTAACTTCAGCCGCGATTCTCATAGGCAACTATGAGGATTGCGAGTGCAGTTAGTAACACACGAAAGGATAAGGCAGGGTATGTTTAGCGATAATGTAACATTCTGGATTTACACGAACGACGGGCGCAAGGTTGGCGAGTTTCAGGTAGGCAAAACCTTGTTCTCCCCAGAAAACGAATGGCCAAGAATTGAGGCGACCTTGAACATTGCGCACTGGAATACTTGTCGCGACCTCGGTCTTGACTACAAGCAACACAACTACTGCATCGCAGCAGCGTAAGACGAAACAGGCACCCCCGCCTGTCGCTAGCTAAGTGGCTAGCCTGATGAGTCTCAAGTGAAAGGAACGAACGATGAACGTAACAAGAACACCCATGAATGCTGTCGCAATCCACACCGCAACACAATGCATTGAGGTAAGCGAAGGGCAGAAGTTCTATGAAACGCCAAAGGCCATTGAACTTTGGCAAGAGGAACCAGAGCTCCGGTTCCTCAAACGGTGGTCGAAGGGTAAGCAAGTCTTATGGGTAACTGAACGTTAAAATCATCGCAGCCAGCAGCCCCGGCAGAAAGGAGGTGACACCGCCCACGTTGGGCGTACACATATAGCAAGGATAGGCACATGTACAAGGCAATGTATACGATTCAGTTGGCACTCTATGCCCAGCCAGACGCCAAGATAGCGAACGGCATCTACTGGACAGGAGTATGGGTAAGATTATTTGTTTGGATATGGAAAGGATAGAGAGATGCAACAGTACACAGTCAGTTACAGGGTAACGAAAGGATAACAGTATGACCGTAAAACAATTAGACGCTACCACAAAAGAGGAAATCTTAGAAGCCGCCGCACACTGGCGCACACTGGCGCAGGAAGAGCGGAATACAGGCGACTACGAAGTTAAAGCTGGTATCAGTGATGGAAAAGTACATCGCAACCGAGCAAGTCTTTACGATGAGGTGGCTGTCACGCTAGACATTCAAGCGCGGACGGGGATAGGGGTACAACCCTTCAATCATAAGCCTTATGGCGAAGGGTTCACGTTTCAACAGTAACGAAAGGAACACAGTATGAATCAGATGAATCTACTAGGCGAAGAGCAAGGCGCCCCACTCTTTAGCCAGCCGCAACGCAGCGTCATTCATCTAACCCTGACCGGGTACTATGCAGGCACACCGGTTTGTGGTGCCAACAAAGCGCAGGCCAAGGCTAACGGCGATGAGTTCTATCATGCGATGTACTTTAATGATTGGACTAACGCCCGCCTTTGCCCCCACTGCAAAGCCGAATGGGACGCCGCAGCCGATGAGCCAAGCGACCCGCTGTTCACCTAACCCAACACATCGCAGCCGCAGCCCGGCACCCTTTATCCGTACTCCCTGTGTGACAAGTGCAGGGTACCCAAGCCGAGAGTCAAAGGGCCAACCAATAGACACATGAAAGGATAGAACGATGATTACCTACTGGATTTGCACAAAGGATAGGCGACATGTTGGCGAGTTTAGCATAAGCGAGGAATCGGTAATGGTGGGTATGGGTGTAGTAAAGAGAGACGACAAAATAACGCAGACGGCAATGCGCATGGGCGCAAAGTTCATTCTCTCCAATTACCTGCTCGCCTGCTTGCGGCTAGGTATTGACCCAGAGCTACACACCTATTGCCTAGCGTCAACATAATTCGGAAAGGACATCATGACGAGCAAGCCAACCAAGCAGCAGGATTTAGAAGCACTACAAAACCGTATCATTATCGCCATGTCAGCAGGCAACACCAACGAACTGGCACAATTAGTAGACGCTCGCGAGATGGCGCGCAGCAGCAAGAAGTCAGTGGCCGAATGCGAAGCAGCTATTCGTAAACTGTATGCCGATGTTGCCAGCGGTACGCACCCCTATGTAGCAGAGATTGTGACGGCTATGCATATGAATATCGGTCAACGCGTGGTCATCGACCAGCAATTTGTAAGCGGCGTCTGCGACGGGCAGAACTTCGGGCCATCCACTGTCGCAGAACTGCAAGCCCTGGTGGGCAGGCAGGCAACGATAATCGCAATCGCAAGGGCGGGCTACACGATTGCGATTGATGGACTGGAAGGGCTTTTCCCTGTTCGCTGTCATGAGGTGACCGCATGACAGCACAACCCAAGCACCCAGGCGGCAGACCACGCGGCAGCCGCAACAAACCAGGACACCAGGCAGGACGGCCAACGAAGGGGGTGATAGATGTTACTGTCACCCTACCCCCTGCCCTAGTCGAGTGGCTTGATACACTCGAGCCAAAAGGGAACCGCAGCGCCACCGTTACCCGACTTTTGCGGGATTTACAAGCGAACCATGATACAGTAAACACAGGTTAGTTAATTCAGAAAGGAACTACACATGAACAAGCAATACACATACGAAGAAACCGCCGAATCCTATAACCTCTGGGGCGAATACGTTGACCCAGAAGGAACAATGACAGAAGCTGAGTTTGATGAACTCAGCACCGAAGAAAAGATCCAGATCCAAATCAAGTGCTTCGGTAAAGAAGAAAAGGTAAGCGACGAAGAGTAATCAACCCGCCCCACCTCACAAGTGGGGCAATTCTTTTTGCAGGAGCGCCCAATGCAAGAAAATCCACAATGGCAACTGCTCGAATGGTATCGCGGTTGCCCTATCGAACATCGACCAGGGATGCAACGCCGCGGGTATCGGCTCATCTATCGCAATGACGCCGGCATTATAACGATGGTGCATTACACCGCCGATAAGTGTCGCCATCAATGCGACAGACTACACAAATCGCTAGGCGATCAAGTAGAACTAACAGAAAAGGAATACGAAGCATACTCATGATGACAAACTTCCAGGCAAAGCACCACATCGGCAAAGCGCTGGCCGAATCGCTGGGTATCGATGTCCAGGTTACGCAATCCGGCCAACTGACAGCCGATACACGCAGGTCAATCAATGCGGCCGGTTACTACTGGTTTCCTAGTCGTCGCTGTTGGGACAAGTTGCAGCCACATCCAGACACGACCGCCGCCGCCGTAGCGCTAGGTAGCAAGACCAGCGACAAAAAGGCTACAGCATCCCGTGAGAATGGCAAGCGCGGCGGACGGCCACGAAAGCAATCCACATAAAACACACAGCCCCAGGTCATGCGCCTGGGGCTTTCTTTTGCGCGGAATAACTGAACCGTATTCACTATTGCGCGGAAATGCAAAACTCATGCTTGACAACGTTACGTAACGGCGATATACTTGAGACATAGGCAAGGCAAAACGGACAAAGACAGGAGCGAATCATGAGCAGCAAGACAATCACATTCGGCAAGTACAGCGGTAGCGAAGTCAACCACGTCGCCATTACCGACCCTGGTTACGCAAGTTGGGCGGCGCAGAACCTAAAGTCAGCCGAATGGCGCAAAGCTTTCGCTGATGCGTTGAAGGCTGTCAAAAGTGCCACCGTCGAAGAAATCGCCTCCGCTCATGAATCGCCCGATAGCCCACACTACGCCAAGGTGCTGGCAATGGTCAGTGCGGACAAGGCGAAGGAAGACCGCCAACAGGCTGAAATCAACGCTTGCCTAGCCGAGTATGCAGCCCAGGCGAATGTCAACGTAGATAAGTTCAGCAAAGTCGTCATGAGCTTCGTTGATCGCATGACACCACCAAGCGCAATCGACCCGGCGAAATTCAGCAGCCGCAACACTTACCAGGCCGTTGTGGACGCCATGAACGCAGTCGATAAGTTAGTAGCAAAGCATTTCTTGGAAATCTGAGGAGGTTACAATGGACATGAGGTATTGCGACGTGTGCGGTGAGGAGTACAACGCCAGCCGCACAACCCACACATGCCGGCCGGCTGATTTGGAAATGGCATTTTTGCAGGAAAGGGATCAACCAGTCGCCTGCAACCTGAACGGCGATGCACTCGCTGGATTGCGACGTGAAATCATCGCCAACGGCAGCCCAGCAAAACTTGTAGGTATGTGGGAACGGTCGGCCGGTCGGAAATTCGATAGTTAATCCTTAGCCTTTGCGGTGGGCGGTCAAACCGCAGTCAGGATACCATGAAAAAACCGTGGACAGGGCCGCTACCAACGGCGGCACAAATTAACCGCTGGATAGCAGACCGACAGAAGGAAGGCGCAACGCTCAAGATTGAATCGCACGATAACGACGGCTCGCTGATGTCGTTTCATTGCGCCCATGATGAAGACGGCGTGCTTTATGACTGGTTCCCCGCCGAATCAGCAGAGAGCGACGAATCGACGGGTGATAGTACGCCAGTCAACCGACAACGTCGCCGTAACTGGCGACTAAAGCGGATGGCACAGGTGAGCGGATTTGATTCAGTTGACGCGATGGCGAAAGCTATCAACAGCGGAACGCACCGGGTGGTGCGGATAACTGAAGAGATCGCCTAGCCCCAAGCCCGGCGCCATCAGCGAGGTTGGTGGCCCTGGGTGTGTGGTTAGCAAAACAGTGACTAAAGAAAGAAGGAACACCATGACATATCAACACGCAAAACAAATCGCAACCCAACTGACCGGTCGCACACCCAGATGGTGTGACGTGCGCGACGCAGACGACGAACTCGCACCGGCTCCTATCGCCTCAGCGATGGATGACTGTATCGCCCTCGACGCCAACGGCAACCGCACGCAGGTTGACCACTGGCTGAATCAGCAGCCACGCGGCGAGAACGTCGAAGCCGTCTGCTATTTTTAATCAAGCCGCCCGCACCGGCTAACGTGCGGAGAAAGATAGGGAGTCGTGATTACCGTAGGAAAATTTCGGCGTGATTTAATTGTATTGGCCGACAACAAGCGTGTCGCCTCTTGCGACACGCTTAACGAGGTTGACGAATGCCACCTTGCCATTATGGCGGCGGCACCGCAAACAAAGGCGGTAACATATCAATTCAACCAGGATATTGCCTGGGCAGAGGATGAACACGGCAACACGATTTCCCCGAATCGATAGCCACCGCACACAACCGCATATCCAACAAAAGCGCCGGTGGTTGCCGGCGCTTTTGTTTGCGGCAAAAAGAAAGCCGGGGATCATCGCCCCGGCGTCTCTATGCGGCGTGCGTGGTCAGCGGTCTTAGCTCTCCAACGCATCCACGACCGCCTGCACCTGCTCGTGTGCTTTCTCCTCATCGTCCCAGCATTCCTGGCATAGCCACACGGTTTTGCCCTCACGCAGTGCATGGTACACCCTGCTGCGTTTGCGCTTGCGACACTTGCTGCACGTTTTGCGATATTCGTCGGTCATCGGTTGCTTCCTCTCAGAATCTTGTACATTGCCTGCCGGTTAACGTCAACATGGCCCATAGTCGTCATTCCAGCGCTGAAGGCTGGATTACTCTTGAGATATGCAACAATAGGCAAGGTGTAGCCGTGTAAATCGATGGCCTCAAGTATTGCAATGTGTCCGTCAATCTGCTCGATTTCCACCGAACGATCCCCGCTGGTAACGATGTATGTGCGTGTCATCGGTTCATCCTCCGTTTATGAAATGTTTCGCCATGTAGACTATACCAGCCACCACCACGAACACTATAGCCTTCGTGATGGCCTCGCCAAGCCGAACGGACTTGCCACGGTTGACGACGCCGTTCATGATGGACTGTAGCGCCATGCCGAGAAATAGTGCAGTTACGATTTCGATGGTCATTAAATTAGCCTCCAAACAAATCCTGACAAGTACCCAAAGACGCCAACGCCCTTTGTGACAGATCTGCCAAAGGCACTGCCCAACCCCTCATTGTGAGATACCGCCGCCCCTTGTCCGTTGTCCTCACTATCGACAGTACAGCCTTCTGGCTATAGTATTCATCATCCTGTATTTTTACGAGTTGAACAATGTCACCGTCTACTATAATAGGCAAGTACTCATTGTCTTTAAGCTTTTCAAGTAGGTAATCACGCCCGTAGTAGATAGCCGAGTAATCGCCATCGGTGATTCTGTTTTGCTACAACCTGCGTAGATGGCAGGCTGTTATACTTGCTCGTAATCATGGCGGCGGTGTTGGTTAACGGCCAACCATTGCTTTTTCCAAAGTTAATCCATTGATATTCAACAATGTAGCGCTGTTCAGTTGAAACGATGGACAATATCACGAGCCTTGGTAGTAACCCACGGCTTTTTAGTTCAGCTATCCACATTGCTTTTTTCGTGAATGCGATTTCACTTACATGTGAACCAAATCGCTCGTGCGCATCTATGGCACTTCCTACGTAATGGATTAATTCATCTCGTGGATCAATTAGCCCATAGATTTGTACCATGTCCCGATCTATCATTCCATCTCCTACAGTTCATTAAACAATGCATCAAGCAGTTCTTCGGTGTTATCAACTTCCACCTGTTGCATACTTGCTGCCCCCTTGCGCCATGCAAGCTTTGCTAACTGTACGCGCTCATCAGTTGGCACATTTTCAAACAAGGCTATTAGGTCATCATCCTCGCCACGAATCAGCCACATGTTTAGGCGCAACTGAAAAACGCTGTTCCGGTCTCGCTTAGGGCGACCCTTGCGTACTTTCTTGGGTCGCCCTGGCTTTTTCTTACCCGCGTCGCTTAGCATCGGCCACACCCCGCTTGTACAGACCGCGTGCGATGGATTGAATTGGGTCTGATGGCACAACGGCTTTACCATCAAAATAGGCATCGATCTTAGACGAAAGCAGGGCAGGAGTAGCGCCACCGCCAACCACAATCACTTTGCCGAAACGCTTCCATGTGGCTGCCCATGCCGTCGAAATATAAGCGGTAACCATTTCAGACCATGCATTGATACCGCTCTTCATCTCACCATTAAGCCGGTTATCACGCAATAAAGTATCAAGCTCGGTCAATGTGTACATCTTACCCTTGTTGAGCAATTCAAGTAGGCGACGAACGCCAAGCATATCACTGCCACCCATTCGATCAACCTGCTTGCCGCCATTCAATACCATCAATTCGATAGTGTTGTAACCGATTGATACAATACCAACTTCACTTTTGAGAATGCCAGCGTTTCCATTTGGAGCGCCGTCAATATTCAGGATGTAATCAAATAAAGCACCAGCAGCCTGAGGCTTAAGCACAATGGACTCAACATTAACCTTAAACGATTCGCCATTGTACTTCCACCAATGATCGCCCAGTAACCAGCCTTCCATACTGGACTGAACAGAACTGGCGTCGGATTCTTTCAGCATGGAGAATGGTAGCCCAACATAAAGCGTCAACGGATTACGAAGCTTTGAATAGGTACCCATGTGCTTACTGAACGCACTGTATAGTAGTGCTCGGATCTCCAGGCTGCCAACTAGCCTCTCTAGCCCCAGATTGCCAACACTGACGCCCTCGTAACCTGCATAGTGCCCGGTATAAAAACGATTGTCGCTAAACTCGATAACGGCGGCACGAACACTTTGCCCGTCACCCATCGCATCGGCAAAGCGCTCGCCAGTAGCAACAGACACATGGCTAGCGTATGTAGTGGCACCATTCTTGTCATACAGCTTGATATTACCAAACCCCAGATCGACACCCATTAAATGACTCACTGAAACATCCTTTCTATAGAAAACTATATCCAACTTACTCATCTCAGTATATCATAGGTTTTTGTAACACACAAAAACAAACTATCATTTTGTGACATACTATAATTATCATGTGTGCCATAGGTGGTAGAATATCGCTCATCCTATCGCCTCCCTATATCGTCTCAATCAACGTAATCGCCACGGCCAGCGCAACAGCCAGCCGTACATCCCCTTGCATCGCCACGTACAGCCACAGCCCGAACAGCGCAATCAGCAGCAGCCTATTGCCGCCACTTCGCCAGAAGCCAGTCGAACGCCTGTAGTGCTTTCGTCGCGCCATAGCCTATCGCCAGCCCTATCGCCAAAACGGTAACAATTGAGAGTAGTTCATTCATGCCGTCACCCCAATTCTACACGTATCACTCATTCCATAGATCCATACGCGCTGCCCATCTACATCAACACCAGCGTCATCGGCGCAGAATGCGTCACGCAGCCGGCTCGACAGCGTTCGGCAGCGTTGCGGGTAGGCTACGGGGTTGACGGCAAATTTTGCTTCCATTTCGATAGTGCTGGCATCCTCGTGCAGGATGCCGCCGACAATCTTGCACGGTAGGCCAACAGCGCTACATAGCGATTCGGTATAATCGGCCGCCATATTCAGCGCCGATTGTTTGCCGCCCGACACATCATCGTTGTATTTTTGCAATTTCATGCCGTCACCCCCACGGCAACGCCCACCGTGTACCGGCCCAGCGTCCACACAAAGCCCGACCGACGACCGACGTGCATCGGTGATTGTCGGCGCGCATCGGACAACAACCGGTGGTAGAACGTGGTCAGCACTACCCATATGATAGCCACTAGCCATAGGCCATCGAATAGACAATGGAGATACGGCACGGCGGCGATGATGAGATACAGCAGGATAGCTGTGACGGCGCCCGTGCCTAGCCAGGTGTCGGTGATGCCCACTGCTCTGGCCGCTAACAGTGCAATGATGCCAATGACGATAGTTGCGATGATCATGATACCCACTCCCCTACTCAAACATTAAACCGAAGACTAAACCGCATACTACACGAAGCATAAACAAACAGTACGTAAACACTAAACCGAACAGTAAACCAAAGTAAACCGAACCAGTGTATTTTCTATTTTCTCAGGCGCAACATGCGTGCGTGAGCAGCGCTGCGATAGTCGTTCACAATCGTGCGCCACTCGCTCAGGCGTGGCCCATCTCGCCTGAGCCACTCAAGCGCATCAGCGCCGGTTGGATAATCGTGCGTGTTGATGTGCCACTGCCGCGCTTCGCTGTTGTAGTCGAACAAGCACGGCAAGCGGCGCCGCTGCCCTACCCTATCGAGCATAAGCCGGCGAAGGCATTGCCCCTCCCAACGACGCAACCCCCAACGTGCGGCGCCACTTTCACCCCAAGGCAGCGGCCGCATGAGGATGCGGCCTGTCATGCTGTCCACATTCGCCAAGCCGCCATCAGCCTCGGTCGTGTATAACTTTGCGATCAAGTGCGCAATGGCAGTGATAGCAATGTCTAGTTGCGCCTGACTGTGGCCGGCCAAATTTAATTCGTCGGCTGTGGCTGCGATGCGTTGCTTGATGGCTGCCGGCGCCGCAATGGTGGCCACAGCCTGCGCGCGTTCGAGTAGTTGCGTGAAATCGTTCATTCATTGTCTCCCTGGATCATTCGGTCGTAATGGTCCCACATGCGATCCTGGTGGCGCTCAATCACGCCCCACTTGCGATCTGATTCGTTACGCGCTATGCCTTCCGGTGAATGCTTCAAATCCAGATAGTAGGCATACAGCCACACGGCGGCATAGGTCAGCACGTAGATAGTCAGTGACCAGAAACTAAACACGGGCACGTCAACAAAAGCGACACTGGCCACGGTCACCGCAAAGCCGATAATCAGCCCTAGTTGCTGCGTCTTGATAGCGAAACCTTGCGCCCGATCTACGGCGGTGGTTTTCATGACAATCTGCTGCGTGGACTGTAGCGGTACGTCAATCGTGTAGTTCATTTCCTGCGATGGTGCGGGCGGTGGCATCCGCTTTGCAACGGCCGTCGCCTGCATAGGTAGCGCAGCCACGAAGTTTTTAGGCCGTGGCACAATCTGCGACGTGGGCGGGCCGGCGGCGTGGTGCTGTTGGGTTATCATGTAGTCTAGTTGCTTCATCGAATCCCCCTCATTTCCATATAGGCCAAGGCTGCGCCGGCCATACCGATATAGGCCAGCCCAACGACAATGGCCGCCATCACTACCCACCACAGCCAAGCGCACCCGAAGCGGCGCTGTTTGATTTCGGTATCAACCTGCACTTGGCACTCAGCAGCTGGCCATGTGGCCAGAATTAAGGCGCCACTGGCCATCATGCCGAACACGGCAACGGGTGGCAACCATGCCAGCAAACATGCCGACCCAACAAACACGGCTACAGCACCTTTACGCAACTGCGTGCTTTCGGTCGTCACGCTGGCGTCGGTCACCGCGGGCTGTTCATCTTCGTCAGTATTGCCAAACATGTAGGCCATAAAAATAAAAGCTCCCGTCAGTTACTATTTCTTCGGTTTGCGCTTGTTACTTGCCTGTTCTTCTCGTGTTGCCCATCGGCAGTTTGCTGCCCACCCATGAGATTTGCAGTCATCGCAATGCCCACAGTGATAGCCATCATCGTTGTTGATTCTATCGATACTATGACCTTGAGGGCGTGAACCCATGTCGGTAATGAAATTTTCGACTGTTTCAACCCATCGTTTGCAAACAGTAATCCCTCTGCCGCCATAATCTGCATATTGGATCGTCTTCGGATTAGTACAACGATGGATCATGTTTGCCCAGGATCGATACTCTGGCGTACAACTTCTCCCATGAACATGTGGTCGGCCGATCACCTTCTTGCATCCACAGCTTCTGATGTATCCACGCCGCAAGTAGTGAACAGTAGCAAAAATAGTACCACCACAATCGCACATGCAAAGCCATTGCATCATTCCTTTTTCTGGATTGAGTGTCAATTCATTTGCCACCAAATATCCAAACCTCTGCCCAGTAACATCGGCCCGTCTGGCGCTAATTTGCACATCTTTGTTTGCACAACCGCACCCGTGCGACTTTCCGTTAAATAATGTTCTTCCTCTCACAGTTCTAATATTTCCGCAATCGCACTTGCATACCCAGTATGCGCCGTCCCTGCTTTCAGCAGGCTCAATCACTACGTATCGGCCAAATCTTTGTCCTGCTATATCAATTGACGGACGCCCTATTTTCTTAGTCATATGCTCACCACATCGCCCGCAGGCTGTCCACTTGCTCACTATCTGACATTGCGTCAAACGTCTTCACAGCCTTCGTCATGCGCTTCGTGGGCAACTTTGCGGCCTTGGCTGGCTTCGGTGTTTCGACGGGCTGTTCCTGTCGTGCCATGCGCTCAACCAACAGACGGTCACGCTTTAGCATCAGTTCTTCAATGTACGCACGCAGTTCGGTGCTACTCATCCGGTCAATGTCTTTGCGCGAATCGCCGCGCTGAGGTAAACTACGCTTTGCCATGAGAAGTCTTCTTTCTTGTGGCTATCGAGCCGGTTGACATCTGATCTATGTCACCGGCTTTACTGTTTCAGGAAACAAAAAAACCTCGGTATCAATGCGATACCGAGTTGCTAAAGCGCAGCCTATGCTGCATAATCTTTTAGTCAAGATAGTCGGTATATGCGACTATTCTGGCAGGGCTGGCTGATGGGTATCACATCGGCTGGCCCACTTGATATTAAATTGTATCGCTTTCTATGTCAGGCTTTTTCCCTTTCCGCCGTTCGGCCCGCTTCTGTTCGCGTTCCGCTTGTTCAATCAGCGCGGTCTCTACACACGCTGTTTCATTCACACCCGTCAGGCGCTTGATTACTTCCAACGCCTCCAATGCTTCCTCAGACAATCTCCAACTTTTTGATTTCTTCACACCATTCCTTCTGCTCTTGACTCGCTCGCTTGTATTGCTTTACGCATTACATTTTACACGACTTTACGCCGGCTGTCAATTGGCAACATGGTAGACAAATATGGCGAATTGGCGCGTAAAACAGCGTGTCTGTAGCCACAAAAATAGATATACGGCGAAATGTCAAAACAGTGCGCGCCTATTCGTCGGGCGCAACGTCATCAGCGGATTATCTTACCATCAGCTTCGTTCGGCGATCTATCTCCTCATCGTCCAGCGGACGCAATAGTGCGCTATAGTTCGCTTTGGCCATCAATGTCGGCACCACGTCCGGGTGGCATATCAAATCATAGCCGCATCGGGCGTACTCGTTGAGCATCTTGTAAACAGCGGTTTTATCATCCACATGTTCGCTGGCAATGTAGTAGGTTACCGGGTAGTCGTCCTGAAACTTGCGCCGCAGTTTCAGCAACGTGTCCAGCGTCAACGATGGCGCCGGTTCTGCGCTGGCTGTAGTGGTTGTCGTGCCGGACGCGTCACCGGTCAGGAAAGTTTCGTTCATTAGGTCGGTGAAGGTTTTGCGGGTCATGGTTGCACCTCGCTACTCTCACTCAATAGCACTTCACGCACGCGCTCTTGCATCTTTCGCAACTGCAATTGGCGCCGTAACAGCGCTTTGTCTGCTCGCCCGATTAGCATCGCGTCGATTTCATCGGCGGTATATGTTCGCTGCTCAACAATTGCCGGCGTTGTCTCCAAATCACCAAATGCTTGTTTGAAGTCGGCGCGCTGCCGACGAACAGTTCGTTTTCTCATATTGACTTCCTTTCGCCAAAACCAAGCCGCCAAACCGCCTCAAATTGCGCCGATGGGGGGCGGGGCTTCCGCTTGCAGCACACGTTTAGCATAACGTTTCCTTGCATCATTCCCGGTCATGGCTGCCATATCCTCTAACAGCTTCCGCCTGTATTCCGGCGCTGCCTTCTGAATCAGCGTACAGTCAGACAGCTTTGCTTCACCCTCTGGCCAGCCACACCAAGCGAGATAATCACCTTGCACGTAGGCGACAACCCAATCCTCGCCGGAAGGCGCATGGTGAACAGAATCACCGGTGTCTATGGTTTGAACGGTCATGCCGGCGCATCCTTCGCCACTAGTACGCCACTTACCCATTTTTGTATAAATTGCAAAAGACGTTTTTTAAATGCGGCACCTTCTTCAAACGGTACAATTTTCGCTATTTCTTTGCCACTAAATCTACTTAGGTAATGCGCACCACTATGCACGAACCTAGTGACGAGATAGCATTCGTCCCTGTATTCAACTAGAGTAAACCCTACAATACCATGCTTGGTAACAGCGTACCCGAAGCGATGACCGTTATCAAGTTCACCTATACAGATATTAATTTTATTGCTCGCCTTGCCTTTGTAGGTTCTCGCCATGGCCCCTCCTTCCCACAAAAAAAAACGCCGCCAAGCCGCCTAAAATTCTTCCAACATCCAATTCGGCACGCTCATAGCTACTTCGCCAAATTACCGCCATTCATGCAGCCACGGCGCAATCTGTGCATGTTCTCGCCGCCACGGTTGGCACTGCAACGCTACGGATTGCCACCACGGCCACGGAACGGCCCTAGAAGGCACATTGCGGCGCTGAATCGTGCTACCGGCCATTCTGACGCATCCTGCGGCGTTTGGTGGCGTTCTGTGGTCATTGCGCTACTCGTAATTGTGCCATATCCTCATCATCTTGCAAATGCTGCGTCACCCTGTCCCAAATGCGGGCGTGGCGTTCTGCGTCCTTCGCCGCTTCCAACAGCGTCAGCAGTTCGTCAATCATCTGCTGGCACCAACTAGCACTATGCTGGGCGAACAGCGCTTCTGCGACGTCGCCGGGGAGTGCGGCGGCGTGAATGCTGATTTGTGCGGCGGGCGCAGTTGCGTCAGTGGAAGCTGGCGCCGGCACATCATGTCCCCGGCAAATGTCTTCCGGCAAGTTGCAGCCAGTACACCACGGCTGCGCGGGCTGCTGTTCCACGTTGACGGCGGGCACTTCCTGCGATTGTAGAATGCCGCGGGCATCGGTCGCATGTAGTCCAACATTGACGGCGGTCAATGTCAGCCGCCAGTCGATGCCGGCCATGTTGATGGTGTCAATACACTGCGCACGACTGCCATCGCCCCAATGCCACATTGCCACAGCGATATGTGGCTCGTCTTCGTACTCCCACACTTCGCCACTGCTATCGATAACCGCCACCCACTTGGCCCACGGCGACAACTGCCACCGCGATACGTCCAGCGGCTGCGCTCTCTCTTCCTGCGTGCGATAGTCGTACACAGTCACGCCTTGCTTGATTGCATCATCTACGGTCATTGTGCTTAGCATCGTTTCGTCCTTTCTCAGTAAAATCTCAGCATTTGATCAGCAAACCGTGACGGCCGTCACCCCACCATCCACATCAGCCACGCAATCATGACAATGGCCAGCACCATGCCGCCCAGCAACCACCATACCGTATTGCGTAGCTTGGCGTTCTCCCGGCGTGCGGCAATCCTTCACCGTCACGCCGGCAGCACGGGCGGCGCTTTCAACTTCGTTTCTTGAGTCCAGTATCATCCTTCCTTCTACCTTCCTTGGATACAATGGCCAATCTGTATAGCCAACATAGAACGCCGTCGCCAGCGCATCGTAATGCCCGCTACGCAAGTACCACCGTGTCCGGCTGCGCAGCGATTTGCGCCGACTACGGACAAGCGCCGCACGGGTAGCACGGTGACGGCGACATTCAGGGCAGAAACACAGAACGGGCTTCATGATTTCACCCCGCCATCCACATCACCCAGGCCAGCACGACAATGGCCAGCAGCAGCGCCGCCAGTAACCAATGCACCGTGCGGCGCAATGCGGCATTGTCGGCACGTTCAGCGGACAGCGCACGCAGCGCACAGTCACGGTTAGCGATGGCGGCGCGGTAGGTTTCGTCAGACACAAACACCCAGGTGTGGTTGTCGCTGTTCATGGTGCCACCTCCGCAAACAATGGCATGGATTCGTAGTCGGTCGCCTTGCCCACACGCACCACAGGCGCACGTCCGCTTGCGTTGATGGCTTCACGGATACGGGCATGGGCCAACTCGATATAATCGGCGCTTAGGTCGATACCGATGTAGTCACGCCCTAACATGGCAGCCGTTGCACCGGTCGTGCCAGAACCATTGAACGGATCAAGAATCGTGGCCGGCACGATGTCGGCGTTACATGTGCAGGTTGGGCGAAAGCCGATTGCCTGCTTAATGTAGCGTTCACCCGCTTGCACACGTCCGTTACCATTGACGCCGGTTTTGCCCTTGTCAAAGTAGCTGCCCTTGGCGCTTGTGTCCGGTTGGTCGGTGCGTTCAATAATGCGTTCCCACGGTGCCCCACAATTGCCGCAAACGCCATGCTCGCTGCTTCCCGCCTTGATGCACGTCTCGGCCAACTCCGGCGGCATGGTGGCGAAGTGGGCACCGTGGTAAGGCTTGGTTGTGATGCTCCACACAGAGCGGCGGTTACGAAAACCAGATCCGGCAGTGCGAGAGTCTACACCAGCATTTTGGCGTTTTTGTATTGATGGTGCGTGCCATGAAACATTATTTCCATCAACAAAAGAACGACCCCTAAGTAATCCTAGGTCTGTGCCTTCTGTAGCTTTTTCTTTCACCGCTTCAGCGTCGTAATAATACCGCTGGCTTTTGGTCAGCAGAAAGATATACTCATGGGCCTTGGTCGGTCGGTCGATTACGCTTTCCGGCATAGGGTTGGGCTTTGCCCACACATTATCCATGCGAACAATCCATCCGTCAGATTGCAAAGCCAGTGCCACGCGATGCGGAGTAAGCATGTCATTCTTCGGCTTTATTACCGCCGGCGGCTCAAAGTATTTGAGTAGGTGCGATGGTATCTGCTCTTTTCGCATGGATATTGTTGGACGATTCACAGATAAACTCCTTATTTACATTCTTCAAGCTATGCACCCACTTGTGGCACTTTTCACAGAGCAATATCAGATTAGATGGTTCAGCCCTCAGTGATTCATCGGACACGAAAGATACGATGTGATGAATGTGAAAAGGTTTTCGATAAGACTCTTTCCTGACTCCGCATCGTTGGCAATGGCCATTATCTCGTTTCCACACAAGAAGTGCGGCGGCTTTCCATTCCTTTGATGAGTACAACCGTTGCCGATCTGGTGTGCCACCTTGCCACTCTGCATGATTCTCGCCTTGATTGTAGATGTACCAACAGACCGGAGAACAAAAGTGCTTGTCACCAACATTTTTCTTGATTTCGGATTTGTGCTTTTCAAAATGCTTGCCACAAGTCCAACAGTTGACAGTTAGCCTAGTGCGCTTCCGTGCTGGTCTTCTAGATCCGGCGCAATGCTTGCTGCAATATATGCCAGCGCCACGATTGATATGAACAACGTGAACTGTGAACACCTTTTCGCAAACAGGACAAGGCTTAGTTACATAGTTTTCTGGCTTTGACACATGCGCAATACTGCACGCTCTGCAAATAGAACTTTGCCGATGCTTTTCCTTGCCACACAATGGGCAGGTTTTAGACTTTTCGCCTTTTTCAGCTTGTTGCTTCTGGAAGCAATCCATGCATTGCTTACCCTGCCCAGAATATAATTTATTACACTTAGGGCATTGTATCGGCTTTCGTGCCATGTTTAGCCAACTCCTGTAAAACGAAAATATATTCTTCCTGTGTTAAGTCTCTGCGTAGAACATAGCTGCTCGACTCTATATTTTCGCTGGCAAAACTTGAACCCAAATTCAGCCAGCACACCCCATCGTCACGCAACACCCGCCACACTTCAGCGAACACACTACGCAAGGCGCAGACGTAACAGACGCTGCACGGTGGTTCCTTGCGTGCCCATGCAAGGCAATCCGGCTCAGACTCAAGGCCAATCTGCCCGTCAACACCATAGTCACGTAGTCCAGCATAAGGCGGACTAGTCACCACGCAATGCACACTCTTTGCCGGCAGCGTGCGCAGTACCTGTCGGTTGTCACCCTGCAATAGTTGGTAAGTCATCGTCGGCCCTCCGTCTCAATCTTGCGTATCGCCTCTGTCAGCGTACAGATAGCAGCACCTAGCCGCAACCATTCAGGCGACAGCCACGCGTGCTGCCGCTTCTGTGCCCGCAGTTCGTCAACCTGCGCAAACAGTGCTTCTGTGGCGGCCGTGGGACGAATGCGGCCGGCGTATGGGGGGAAGTCTAGTAACGCCATACCCACCCCCAATTCAGCAACGCTTCGCCCCGTTCCCACGCCGCTTGGTAGGCCAGCGCCAGCCGTGGATCACGCACTAGCAGCACGTCAATCAGCCGCAGTCTCTGCTGCTGCGTGCTCAGCAAATTGACGACTGTGCGCACGTCGTCGTTATCGGTGATTCCATCCGTTAGCCATTGCCGAAGTTCTTCAATGTTTGCTGCGATGCGGCGCCGGCAGGTTAGCCAGTCCGCCATAATTGATTAGTCCTTAGTCAATAATTTCCAAGCCGTTGCAACTACTGCCGATACTTGCCCGTTGCCTAGCGCTTTGAGCCGGTCAACACGGTTAGTGACGCCCTTGGCTACCCGTGGTATATCCGGCTCGTTGGGCCACCAAGCACCGTTGGTCACTGCGTCAAGCCACTGGGCAAAGCTGTCAGCCGGTAGCGGTTCCAACGATGTCCAACCGATAGGCCAGCCCATCAACCATTCAACCCAGTTGGGATTGAGCGCACCATTTAACTCCTGTTCACTGACGCCATTGTTGCGCATCATCTGGCGCGCCCCACTACCACCCCACTTGCACAGAGCAGCGCCACCTGTGTCAGTCACGGCGGTTGGCGTCGGCCACATCTGGACAGCCGCAGACAACGCTGGCGAGTGCCGATTCATCTCGCTTGCACTGGCATTCCGTTTGTAGTCGGATGCCTTTATTGTGGGCCACAATCCAGAGCCGATCTCGTTTGTGCGGTGCTCCCAGTTCGGCTGCGGATAAAATGCGCCATCGACAATCAAACCCGCTTTCGGCCAAGTCTCCCAGGATGGTCCCGAAATATCCGCTAGCAACCAGCCCTGCGACATTTTCCAGCAGCGCGTATCGGGGTCGAATGATGCGAATGCACTCGATAGTTGCGGGCCACATGTTACGGGGGTCGTCTGCTCCAAGTCGCTCCCCTGCGTTGGAAAACGGTTGACAGGGGAATCCACCTGTGATGATGTCCGTAACTCCTCGATAAAGCTCCGCAGATCCTGAACTAACGAATGTTCGGATATCGCCAAAGATGGGGGCGTTTGGTAGCAGTCCGTCAAGGATTCGCTGTCTGATAACTCGCTGGCAGTAGTCGTTAAATTCAACATAACCGATTGGTTTCCATCCTAACAAGTGCGTACCCAACAAACCGCCACCGGCGCCACTGAACAGCGACAACTCGTTCACGCCCCCACCTTCTCCGTTACAGTTTCCACAATAGCGTGCTGCGTTACTTTCTTTGCAGCGGCATTTTGTGGTAGCATTGTCTCAACAAGCGCAACCGCCGCCTCTGCATACGTGCCACCACAAGCACGCCGCACGTTGACCGGCTGGCCGCGAAACATGAACACGTGAATCACCGGAGAAAGACGACTACTATGCTGCATGATCCGGGTCTCCGTTTGGCAACGAAAGCAGTTGGTCAAGTGACACGGCCAATGCCTCACTCAATACTGCCGCATCCTCTGGCGTCAACGGTTGCGCGCCACTCTCTAGCTTACACATCTTACTATTGTGAAAATTCACTTTCTGCGCAAGTTCATTCTGTCCAATGTCGCGCTCAGCGCGCAGCAAACGGATACGAGCGCCCACAATGCGCCTGTTGCGTGGCGAGGACAGCAACCGCTGAACCTCCACAACCTTCTGAAACGCCGAATCAATTGTCATCAAAAAGACCTCCATGTCATTGCTGAATCTGGAACAAATTTCATTAATAGCAATGATAGCAGGTTTTTTACCAGTTGTCAACAATGAATTTTCTGTTTTAGAAATTTATGTCTAGGAAAGGGATACCATGCGAATCGATGCTAGTGCTTGACGACATTCCCCGCGCCAATGCCTGGTTTCGGCGCCACTTTCGGGTGTGGATGCAAAGTAACGAAGTGGTCAATGTCGATGCGCTGTAGGTTTGCACTTGGCGAGAACACATTGACGATAGTGTTCTGAGTAGATAGAGAATTATCAGCGAATGATCAGTAGAAAATCAGCAAAAGTCAGCAAAAAGCGCCGGCCATTGCGGACCCGGCGCTTTTTAATGTGTCAAAGGATGCAATTAGAAAGTTCCAGCAAGAGGATCAAAGACTTTGTGTAAACACTATGCCGCCTTGCGTAGCACCTGAATACCGTTCTCTTGTTCTCTTTCCGTATCACGCTTGCGATTAGGTGTGTACTTTGAAAGAATCACCCGATCCGAATCACTCTCTTTGTAATTGTATAACTTGTTAAACAAATCGATATATGAATCAACATCAACACACTTAACAAGGCGGGTGCTAAGAAACTTCATTTTTCGCATCATACGAGCATGATCATATTGTCCGCCGGAAAACAAATTGTACAGCGCACTGATAAAAACACGCTCGTATGCACCGTCAAAGTAAATGGCAAAATCCTTTGCAGCTTCCACCACCTTGGTTGCAAACACGATATTATTAGCCTTATATGTGCCATCCTTAAAGTACTTATGCAGATCGACCTTATCACCATAATGACAGATCTGATAAGCGGTAGCAGTAGTCAGGAATGGGTATTTCTTTTGAAACTCGCGAAGGCGTAAGTACTCAGCATTACCTTCAGTGCAGTACCGGTGCAAGTAGTCCTCTACCCTCCAATTTCTCTGGTAACTATTTAGCAGAGCCACATCGTCACGATTTGCAGACTTTGTGATCTGGTAATAAATCCGCAATCCAAGCTGCTTTGCAGCGTACCATCGGTGCTGCCCATCAATAATAACCCGATTCGTGTCAACCTTAATCGGGTTATCTTCAAGCATATTTTTTCTCGCAATGGAATCGGCAATTTCAGCGGCATGATCCATGTCAATGGGGCGATTCGATGGATCTAATCTGAACTGATCGTAGTTTGTTGTTGAGTAGATGGCGTTTACAACCAAATCCTCTTGACGTTGCAAAGGGCCATGATACAATGAGTTAGACATGAAAAAACCTTTCTGTCATATAGACAATTCAATACCTACTTTGCAAAAGACACAGGCGCCTACCTGTGTCTTTTATTTTACCTACTTTTCGCGATTTCCGCAATAGGCAATTTTCAATAGTGGGAATTGTTCCACAAACAGAAATGACTATCTTATTTCTTCTTGATCAGCGCCATCCCATGCTTGGCGCGCTCAATCAACACATTGTACAGCTTGATTTCGTGCTCTGCTTGCTGGGTGCGTTCAGCAAAGGCGACAAGGTGAAGTTGGATCTCCATAGCGTCTTTGATGTGGTCAAGTATATTATATAGTTCCTTTCTGTCCTCAGGAGACTCTTTTTTATCCTCTGGAACTTCCTTTTCCTGCTTTGACAGCATGGCAAAGATGTCTTCGACAGCGGCAACCAGGGCGTCTTTATTATCGGACATGTGAGCTACAGCGATTGACACAACATTGCTTCTGGGGATACTCATGTCATTGGCTAGGGTGTCGATTTGTTTGTCGATGTTAGTCGGCAGATATAAACACACGGCTTTCTTTTCAGTTGACATCGGGTTGACCTTTCTGGACATCGACAAGATGAAAGTTGCCATCATCATCTTCAATGACTTGCGCTTTCATAACAAGCAGACCAACAAATTCACCCTTTTTCAAACCAAGCTTCTGGCTAAGTTCATAGAGTTTCAGGGATTCTTTGGGAGTTAGACTGAAATGTACTGGGTATCTTGTTTCACTCATCTTGTCACCTCAATTGAACACGATCAAATTAGATTCGACGGGTTGGGCGTCACATGCGGCCACAGCCATATTGTAACCGACGGCGAAAGCGCATTGCTCGGCATCGCCCATCAAGCGCCCAGCGGCTTCGTAGACAGCATTGAACACATCAGCGGGCATGTTGAGTTTGAGTATATCCTGATAGAAGGTTTCCAAGTGATCTTGGAACTGCTCACAAGCGGCATTATATAGTTGGGTGCGAGGTAGATCCGATGATAGAATAAGTGTAGCCATAGGAAAGTCCATACCTTTCTTGTGGTGATTAGCCGGTTGGGTGGTGAAGACACCTGGCCGGCTTTACTTTCGCTCTTTCATTAAACGCTCTGCTTCAGCCTTCGCCAATCGTTCCATGACCTCTTGCATTGTTTCCCCGGTCAAAGCGGCGATCAGCCGCAAGGCTTTGCGAGCACCCTCAGTAAGTTTCATCGTAACTTTTTCTTTATCCATTACCTGCCTGCTATTCACCTCCATTGATAATGTATCTACTAGTAGTCATAGTAGCACAATATCAAGTAGTAGTCAAGCGATTCGCTCATGATCCAACCTTAAATTTTTGCACTTTTGCATAGCCATATATCATGCAACTTTCATAACGCAATCAGCGCTGCCCGCAAGAGTTACCCAAGAACAGTGAAAATTACCCACATTTCAGCTAAATTGTACTACATAGTTATCGAACTTTTGTTCTAATTACACGAGTATGAGTAAAAAAAAGTTATTGAGTTACCGTTATCCCCATCCTAAATCATTTATAATATAATTATATGTCTAAAATATACATATAATTATATAATGTTTATATATATATAGCATATAAGTGTATTTTTTTATTATTTTATAAACTAAACCAAGAATGAATAACTAAAATAACATGGATAACTCTCTCAGAGTAAAATACCCTAAAAATGCCAGTTATCGAACGTTTGTTCGGATAACTGAGTTTTTGAAACTTCACTATTAATTGCAGAAAAGTTAAGAATATTTTCATAAATTATTGAATTACTTCGTATAACAATCTTCGTTTTTGCAATTTTTGTTGCAGTCATTTTCGCATCCCCGCCAGTTATCCAAGTTATCCTTATTCCATACCTTCGCCAGCTTACTGCATTGTCAATTGCTAAAATAGGAATTAAGTGCTACAATTCTAGTCACTTAGCCGCTTACCACGCAAATTCATTGCTAATTTAGAAATTTAGTGCTTGACAAGGGATTGACATTGTGTTAATATTTCTATTGTAGCAACTGACCAACACGCAAAGTCGCCATCGCTACATAGATTCCATCTTATTTGAGCACAAGAAAGGCTTAAACCATGTCCACGTATTTAGACCCGATGAGCACCGCAGTTGAAGAAGCAGAGCGCCCGAATTTTATCTACGGGCAGTTGGAAGTGAGCGCCGCGTTTATTCAGTTCGTCAACAAAAAAAAGACGGTCTGGACGGAACACGATGACGCCAAAGAGCGCCGCACTGAGGTCACTATGGTGATCAACCCCATTGAAGAAACTGGCCTTACACAATTGTTCACCCGCTCCACGATCTGCGGTAATCGCGGCGAGTGGGCCGATATTATTTGGCCCAGCTTGCGGGATGTGTGCGGCATTAAGGAGTTGCGCGCCGCTGACAAGAAGTTTGTCAAAGTCGAGGTCGTCAAGACTGGCCGCAAGTACACCAACAAAAACGGCGAAGAAGTGGAAAACACAACCTTCAAATTCCACGGGCTGTTTACCGACAAGGCTGGATGTGTTAGTGCATTTTCCGCCGACGGCGGCACCCCCAAGAGCACGCTGAACGTTGCGCCGGCCAATAACCCTGGCGATCCGATGGCCATTGACATGACGCCCAACGCCAACAATCTGGAACGGGAAAGCTCCAAGCTTTTCCTGCCGATGCTGGTGAAAGCTGCCGGCGGTGACGTCAATCAATTGAAGACCATGATCGCATCCATGACGCCATTGAACAAGTATTTTACCGTTGATTCGCCCGAAGTCGTTGAACTCCTCAAGGCGGCATAACATGGAAGAAATTTACGAGTTCATTAATGTCTATATCAACTTGCAAGAATTGTATCCAGATAGCCGCACGGGTTTTGTCTGGATGCTGATGGACGCCACAAGACTCGACAAAGCTGCCGCTGACGCCCTTCGTTACGATTTTACCTAACCATAGAAGCGCCGCCGGCCGCTTACAATAGCCGGCGCTTTTATTATGACAATCTCAATGATTATGGTTGACAGCCGTGAGCCAAAATGGGTGCATGACCTCAAGTTTGGCGGCGCCATGAAGATGGTCACGGCGCTTGACTATGGCGATGCGTGGGTGACGGCCGGCAATGGTGACATGATCTGTATAGAACGCAAAGCCCCCAACGACCTACTCGGTAGCATTAAAGACAACCGGCTGTTTAATCAAATCGCCGGGATCCGGGCAAAGACCCCGTGGTCTTATTTGGTAGTTACCGGCGTGCTAACGGCCACAGTGCAGGGCAAAGTCGTTGCAGATGAACGGGTAAGCGGCTGGGACTGGAACAGCGTTCAGGGCGCTTTGCTGACTGTACAGGAAATGGGCGTGCGGGTTGTGTTCGCCCAGTCTGACAACGACTATGAAGCTATGGTCTGCCGACTTTGCAGCCGGGACCGCAAACCGGAATTCGTGATCGAGCCACTATCACAGCCTAAGTTTATGTCACCCGGTGAAATCATGCTGACCGCACTCCCCGGCATTGGTCTGGAACGTGCGCAGACTTTGTTGAAAGAGTTTGACAACCGCCCTGCTGACGCACTCGCTTGGCTGACCTGGCACCGATGGAATGAGGATCATCCAGTCGCCGGCATTAGTACAGGCATTAAAAAAGCAGTGCGCACGGCGCTCAATATTGAAGACTGGCATGTAATCGACATCGTGAGAGATGAAAAATATCAGGAGAATTGATAATGACTACTGCTCTTGTTCGCAAAGAAGTAACCCCCGAAATTTGGCAAATGATTGAACGCATTGCACCGACGATGAAAGACAGCCGTCTGTTTGGTGTGGCCACAGTCCACCAGGCCGCCGCTATCATGCTGAAAGGCCATGAACTTGGCTTGGGTATGGCCGCAAGCTTTGAGTTTGTCCAGGTGATTCAGGACAAGCCCACGCTTAACCCCCGTGGCGCTCTGGCATTAGTCATGCAATCTGGCGAGTGCGAAGCGATGAAGATCAACAATGAGACTGACGATAAAGGCAATCCAGCATCCTGCACTGTGTATATGAAGCGGCGCGGCGGATTGGAACACACTGAACGCTTTACGTTGGCTGACGCCAACCGTGCGGGATTGATTAAACCTGACAGCGGATGGACAAAGTACCCAAGTAACATGCTTCGTTGGCGTGCAGTTGGTTACTGCATTGACGTTCTATTTCCCGACATCACCGGCGGCATGAAACGATCCGATGAATTTGGCGCCGCCATTTCGCCCGAAGGCGAGGTCATTGCAACGACCTGGACGGTACAGCCACAAACGCCCCAGGCGCCATCACAGACGCAAATCACGCTGCAACAACTTGTGGATGTTTACGGCGCCGAAAAAGTTTTTGAGGCCGCGGGCAACAAGCTTCCCGGCACGAATGACGAAGTGCAAGCCGTGGCCGCAAAGTTGAACGGTGGTGCATAGTGGCGCCTGAGTATCTTTCCTATAGTTCCATCAGCAAGTATTTATCCTGTGCGGAGAACTGGCGCCGGCACTACATCGCCAAAGAGCCGACAATGAGCACCCCGGCGCTAGTCTTTGGCAGTGCGTTCCACGCTACTATCGAAGGTTACATCGAACATAAACACAAGGAAGGCACTGCCCCCGACATTGCAGAGCTTTGGAATAGCAATTGGCGGTCAAAGGTCGAAGCCGAAAAGAACGTCGACTGGGGCGCCGAACAGCCTGACGACCACCACAAAGACGGGCTGCGCATTGTGACCAACAAAGACGTTGTTTCCCTGGTCGATAGCATCCGACCGAAAGTCGATGACGCTGGCCTATTTATGG